GTGATGCTCGAGATGAAACCAATCGACGAGCAAAGGCCGCTGAAGATCTTAACGATTGACAAGAAGCATAAGTCTTCCGTGTGCACGAACTTCACCCCAACCAAAAAGAGCCAATGGGCTAAAGAAAAGCTTGGGGTAGATCTTCCAGCTGATTACCCAGCTGAGTCATACCCTGGGTTTGCAGCGCCCTTGGTCGTGAAGAGTCACCAGTCTGATCGAGTCGCCTGTGGCTTGGCCAAGTTCGGATTGATCCCATCGTGGGCTAAGGATGAAAAAATCTCCCGCTACACCTACAACGCCAGGAGCGAGACAGCGGCGGAGAAGCCCAGTTACCGAACTGCATGGCGTCAACGTCAATATGGCCTTGTGCTGGTCGATAACTTCTATGAGCCAAGTTACGAGTCAGGCAGGGCGGTGCGCTGGAAGATAGAACTGGCTTCAGGCGACCCGTTTGGTATTGCCTGTCTCTGGGACCGCTGGACCGATCCGGCATCGGGCGAGCTGGTGGTCAGCTTCTCCATGCTGACGGTCAACGCCGACGAGCACCCTGTGATGCGCCAATTTCACAAGCCAGGGGATGAGAAGCGCACCCCTGTGATCATTGCTCCAGATCACCACGATGCATGGTTAAGCGCTGATACTGCAAAGGCGGCGGAGCTAATGACCTGGTCCCACATGCCTGAGCTACGAGCTGAGCCTGCCCCGAGAACTTAGACCATTCGTGTACTTATATGCTGGATGAATATACAGTATATTCGTGCGCATGTTTTTAGAAGAAGTTTCCACTCCACAACCAGTTTTTGTCTCTGATGTTGCAGTCATGCTGGACGTTTGCGGCTGGCATGTGCCCGCAGGCTTTCCCTCGCCAGCAGCTGACCACGCTCAAGAGCGGATTGACCTCAACAAGCAGCTCATACGCAACAAAGAGGCTACGTACATCTTCCGGGTCAAAGGCGACTCAATGATCGGAGCAGGGATCTACGAGGGCGATGCTCTGCTTGTGGATCGCAGCATGGATCCAAAGCACAACAACATCGTGATCGCTCAACTGAACAATGAGTTCACAGTCAAGCGGCTCTACCGTCGCGGTGGGGTTGTTAAGTTAGTTCCTGAGAACAACATGTATCTACCTCGCTTGATCAAGGAAGAAGATGACTTTGTTGTCTGGGGCGTAGTCACATTCAACTTGCACAAGTTGTGTTGACGTATGGCACGCACGGATTCAACATCTCTTGAGAACAAGATCGATCCAGAAAGTCTGGCGGCATTGCCACGCACATCTGGGGTCTACATCTTTAGAGGCGATGGCACGCTGCCGTTGTATATCGGTAAGAGCGTAGATATCCGTGCTCGTGTGATGAGCCACTTGAGAGCGCCAGACGAGGCAAGCATGATTGCTCAGACTCGCCGCATTGACTTCATTGAGACAGCAGGAGAGATTGGTGCTTTGTTGCTTGAGTCGAGAATGATCAAAGAGCAAAACCCGCTGTTCAATCAACGTCTTCGCCGTGTCCGCACCCTTTGCTCCATACGACTCAAACAAACAGTGCAGGGCGTATCGCCTGAAATCATCGATAGCAAAACGATTAGCCTTGGCGCAACACCAGGGCTGTATGGGTTGTTTTCATCAACCCACGCGGCAAATGCCAAGCTCAAAGAGTTGGCTCAGCAGCATCTACTTTGTTTGTCAGTGCTTGGGCTAGAGAAGACTTCCAAGCGTGGCTGCTTTGGACTTCAAATCAAAACATGCCTAGGGGCATGTGTTGGACAAGAAGACAGACAGGCGCATGACGAAAGACTCTTCTCAGCACTGATGGACTCACAGGTTGAGGTGTGGCCTTTCAATGGGCCAATTGATCTGATTGAGGAATCAGACGGATGGGTGCAACGCCACCGAGTGAATAACTGGTGCTACCTAGGCACTCATTGCTCAAGAACTGACACGCCCAGCAGACTGGCCGAATTTAAGTTGCATGACTTTGATCTCGATAGCTACAAGATTTTGGTCAAACCCATCATGCTCAAGACGGTGAAGGTTGAAGAAGTTGATTCATGACTGCGCAGATTGCTTTAGTGGACTGCAACAACTTCTACGTGAGTTGTGAGAGGGTTTTTCGTCCAGACTTGAGAAATGTGCCCGTTGTTGTACTTTCAAACAACGATGGTTGTGCCGTGTCGCGTTCCAACGAGGCTAAGGATCTTGGAATCAAGATGGGCCAGCCGTGGTTCGAATGCAAAGCACTGGCCGAAGAGCACGGCATTCTGGCGCTGAGTAGCAACTATGCGCTCTATGCCGATATGTCCAACCGAGTCATGTCGATCTTGGCCAGTTATGCACCTCGGCAAGAGGTGTATTCGATCGATGAGAGCTTTCTCGATCTCACAGGTGTACCTAAGCTCAGAGAGCTCAGCTACGAAATGCGTGAGCGGGTTTTGAGATGGACAGACATTCCGGTGTGCGTTGGCATCGGCCCCACAAAGACATTGGCTAAGTTGGCGAACCATGTTGCCAAGAAGCACCCCAGATCCAAAGGGGTGTTCAACTACAACGATCTAAGCGAAGCGCAACAGACAAAGCTACTGAGTCAAATCACGGTTGAGGAGGTCTGGGGCGTTGGTAGAAAAATTACCAAGCGACTGGCGTTGCATGGAATCCAAACCGTTCAGGAGCTCCGTGTGGCGCACACACCTACCTTGCGCTCTGAGTTCGGCGTGGTGATGGAGAAAACTCAACGAGAGCTGCAGGGCATCTCATGCATCGATCTTGAGGAGCATGCGTCTGATAAGAAGCAAATCATCAGCAGTCGCTCGTTCGGTAAATCCATCACAGAGCTTGCAGTGGTCCAAGACGCGCTGAGCGTATTCGTTGCCAACGCCACAGCAAAACTGCGGGCACAAGGCGGACAAGCAGCCCTGGTGCAGGTGTTCCTCCAGACCAACCGATTCAAGCCCGAGGAACCCCAATACAACCCCAGCATGGCGGTTCCATTGCCTCAGCCCACAAACGACAGCCTAGTCATCAATCGATGGGTGCAGCATGTGGCTGGTCTGCTTTGGCGCGATGGCTACAACTACAAGAAGGCAGGGATCATGCTGGCCGACATCTCACCGATTTCTATGGTCCAGGGTGATCTGCTCGAACCTCTCGCAGCGGGGGACAATCGTTTGATGAAGGCCATCGATGGGCTGAATTCCCGCTTTGGCCGGGGGACGATTAAGGTCAGCACTGGCGGGATCAGGGGGGAGTGGGGGATGCGTCAAGAGCGCAAATCCCCAAACTACACAACGGACTGGTCAGAGCTGCCTGCCGTCTAAAATTTCCCGCATGAGTAGACAGCCGACAGAAACAAAAATAGACGAGACAGGGTTGCGATACAAGGCCAAGGTTGGCGGTTCACCCTTTGGGGCTCCCAGTCACGCCAACAGCAGCATGAGTTGCTACAAGTGTGGACAGCACAAGCCGCGAGCGCTTGGTAGTTTCAAACGTCTGCTCAATCAGAGCATGTTTATCTGCGCAGAGTGTCGACCTACCAAGACTGCTTCTGAGGCGTGAATGCCGGGTAGGGTCATGAGTCCAGAGGGATTTTGAACTTCTTAAACTGCTCATCCCAACGCACTGGGATATCACGATAGATTTCGTTGAAGGCAAAGTCTGCCTCGATGTCATCGTCCAATATTCGCCTCACGATCTCTGGGCAAAGCAGGTTCATGTTCATCATCCGACTCACATAGCCTGGATCTACATCTTCTTCGGCGGCAATCTCTCGCAGCGATTTGAACTTTCCCGACTCGAGCATTTTTTGCCACTGACGCCCACGAGCAAGCGCAGTTTGTAAGACCGTCAACTCTTGTTTCTCTTTGAAGTCATTGAAGACGATGTTGTCTGGCAAGAAGATCTGCTGTCTGCCACTGTATTTTCGAATCCGAATGGGAATCGAGATCGTGATCGTCCCATCTTCATCCCGGTGAATCGCTGAGAACTCTTTGTGTTCAAGGGTCGTATTTCTCATGCTTATTGCAACTCCATTTGTTTTTGTGAAACTTCAATGACCAGGTTGGCTACGCCTGAGGGGTGCAGAGATATGTCAATGCGCTCTGGGTAGACCACCACTTTCTTAACCAAAAGGTGCAGGATTCGATGCTGTTCCAATGGGTAGAGTGACTCCCAGACCTGATCGACATTGGCCATCAGGTTGCTTGTCTGGTACACATCCAAGTGTTTCGTATTCGGGTTGTCCAAGACTTTGATCGCCTTGTAAACATCGGTGGTTATCTCCGTAGACCTCAGGAGCTTGCGGACTTGCCCCAGCACAGCTTTTTCGACTTCATGCGCTGGGATCATCGGCAAGCCTGATGTACGAGCCTTTACCTTTTGATCAATCACGGCTCGGTAGTACCGGTAGTTTTTCATCGTCCCAGGTATGGCTTTTCCGACCGGGGACATGGCGCTTCCGTCTGAGGAATAAATCAAACCCTTGAGCAGTGCGGTGTGCTTGCTATGTCGCTGCTCTTTCTTGCTGCCCCGGGTGGAGGATGCAAGCTTGGATTGAGTTTTCTCCCACATCTCCTGGGTGATGATCGGTGTGTGCTCGCCTCGGAATTTTTCGCCCTTGAAGTGAATCATCCCGCAGTAGAGGGGGTTGTTCAAAAGCTTATAGACATAGCCCTTATTGATCAGCTTGCCAACGCGTTGCTTCCCATCTTGGGTAGTCCAGTGCTTTGTGTAAATTCCTTCCATCCTGTAATGCTGAATCAGCATGGTCACTGAGTTGATGCGGTGGTAGTCACTAAAGATTCTGCGCACCAAGCAGCCTCAGGCTCGTTGACGATTAGTTTTCGCTCAACCACATCAAAACCCAGTGGTGGGACACCGCCCATCCACATGCCCTTTTTCTTGGATGCGCTGATCTTGTCGCGAATACGCTCCCCGGTGACCTCACGCTCAAACTGAGCAAAGGACAGCAACACGTTGAGCATCAAGCGCCCCATGGAGGTGGTCGTATTGAATTGCTGGGTGACTGAGACAAAAGATACGCCATGCGCATCAAAGATCTCAACCATCTTGGAAAAATCAGCCAGGCTGCGCGTCAAGCGGTCAATTTTGTAGACCACCACAACATCAACTAGTTTGGCTTGGATGTCCAGCATGAGTTGCTTTAGGCCTGGGCGCTCCATGTTCCCGCCTGAGAAGGCAGGATCGTCATAGTCTGTGGCAACAGGAATCCAGCCCTCATGGCGTTGACTCGAGATGTAGGCGTGTCCAGCATCCTTTTGCGCATCGATCGAGTTGTAGTCTTGGTCGAGGCCTTCCTCAGAGGACTTGCGTGTGTAGACCGCACAGCGAACACGCGTGCGAGTGATCTCTTCTGTGCGTGCCATTAGCGTCGACCTCCCACCACAGCAGGATTGGATCTGCTCAAGCCAAAGAAGCTGGGCCCGGACCATTTAAGTTGGGTGATCTCATGCGCAACTGCGGTCAGGCTTGTGAAGGGGCGACCTTCGTATTCGAAGTTGCCGTCGGACAGCACCGTGACCTCGTACGTCTTGCCCTGAAAGTCTCTGCGCAGGCGCGTGCCCGGCACAAGCTTGAATACCTCTTTCTTTGATCGCGCCTTTGCAAGGGGCTTGAGTTGTTGAATCATGTTCTCGACTCGTGTCTTGTTGCTTGCAATCAGGGAGGGGTTGACCTGGGCGTAGGCCAGCTCTTGGATTCGAAAGGCAAGGTGGTTTTGTAGAAACGTGCGTTTCTGAGCAATGGGTGCGGGCACGCCGTTGAGGCGAAGCCACATGTCATTGAGTTCTTGCAGGGATAGGTTTGATAGGTTGGCGACTTGAGCCAACACGCTGGGTTCACTTGCTTTCATGGGCGGCGCTTGCTTTGGTTTTTGCACTTCGGTTCCTTAGTTGCATTGCGGCTCGTAGGGCTGCGTTTTTGGGAACCGTATGAACGCTCTTATTGCCAGGCATAGCAAGTTGAAAATGACTCTTTCTCTCAACTTCTTGTGCTGTTTGGCTACATAGCCGAACAATGCCGTGGGCAAGGATTTGAGCGACCTCTTGGTGGCGTTCGTGCTCGCTCATCAAAGAGGGCTCAAGCACGTTGTAGGTGACTTCGGTCATAGTTGGACAGTGGTTGTTGACAGACCGAGAATTTTTGATTTCGCAGTGCCTAGCTGTCCGTAGCAATATCTGCAAAGGCTGCCCCTGCTTTGGTGACGCGCCGTGTGGGATCGCCCCCAAAACCGCTGGAATTTGGGCATTTTTGGGGTTATTCACAACCAAAGGCCGTTAGATTGGCGGTTAAAATATTGACAAAATCAGAAAAACAGCAATAATTTCTGACATGCGAACTTCTAAAACGATTCGTCAAACCATTAAAGACCACCCCGTAGGGACGGTGTTCTCTAGTGTCGACTTCTTGTCGGCAGGTACACGTGCAGCCGTCGACCAGGCGCTTTTTCGTTTGATGAAGGAGGGGGCAATCGTGCGGGTGGCCAGAGGTATGTACGCTGCTGCTGGACAGCACGTGGATGCGCAGACGGTGGCCCGTGCTCTTGCAAGTAAGACAGGTGAGCGTGTGGGGCTTGCACCAGTCCAAGGGCCTAGCGATGTGTTGGTGGTGCCAACCTCGGGCCTATCACGCACCCTCAAGGCTGCGGGGCACACAGTGAAGTTCCAGCGCATGAGCCCGAGGAAAGTTCAGCTCGCGGTCAGCCCAAAGGGCAGGGTGTTGCTTGCACTGTGGACTCAGGGCATAAAAAACCTCACGACGCTTGAGATCCAGCGCAGCACAGGTGACTGGGCAGAAGAAGAAATTGACAGCTATGCCTCGCTGATTCCGTCTTGGCTACGCATCGCTATCCAGCAAGCTAATGCGCCTCGCAAGTCCGTCAAGATGGGACTGTCGGGGGCGTATGACTGGTCCAACCCGAACATCAGGGACGATGTGCTGATTGGGAAGGTGCTCGAGAAGCATAAGTTCGAGGACGTGGCACGTCTTTGTTTTTACTACGGTATCCCCAAGGTCAAGCGCGTCTTCAAACGGTGTGCGTTTGAACCTGTAACCAATGCCAGTGTGACCCGCATGTTGAGCAACATCAGCAAAGGCCTACGAGCCTCAAAGGAGCATGCACATGGATAAGCTGAAACTGGAGTTCATGCCAGAGGCAACACAAAAGAATTTTGCTCGGCTCAAGGATGACCCTAGACTTGCTGGCTTCACCCTGGTCGGTGGCACTGCATTAGCTTTGCAAATTGGGCACAGGATCAGCGAGGACCTGGACTTCAATATCTTTGGTCAGAAATTGCCCATCAAAGCCATAGACAGCCTTTTGGATGAGTTAGCTGCGAGTGGTGCCACGATTGAAAGCCTGATCACATCTGAACAAAAGTCGCGATTCAAAATCAATACGTCAGAAAACCTTGATCACTACATTCAGGATTACTTGATTGATGGTGCCAAGGTGACCTTTCATTCACGCAATGAAGGTGATCGACCTAAGGTGCAAATTGACTTCCTGAAGTCAGCCCCTAAGGTGATGGTTGCTAAGGGAGGATTTGATGTGCTGGGCATCAACGGGCTTCTTGTCATGAAAAGCATCGTCGTCTATGACCGCGTGAAATCTCGTGACATTTACGACTTGATGGTCCTCACGAGAGACCATGGATATACCCTGGACGATATCTTTGCAGCCATCGATACCTACCAGCCCATCAGGCACAAAGATCCCGAGCATTTCAAGAGCGTGGTCACAGGTGCGATCGGGTTGGATAAAAATGACGAAGGCTTTTCCAGCATCCATCTGAACGTGAAGATGGATGAGATCTACAAGTACTTCAAAAAGTTGATCAACGACTTTGAGATCAGAGCCGTGCAGCAATTGCGGCCATAGTTTCAAGCTTATTGAGCGCGAACTGAAACTGGTTGTTACGGCTCTTTCTCATGAGACCAGACCTTAATTGCAATGCCATCAGCATTTTTTCCGAATGCGGCACGTGATTTGGTCAGGCAGCTAGTTGATCTTCTCTAAAAAATGCTCAAAATAAGCCATTTTTGAGCCTATTTGCTCCCAAAACGCCCAGAAATGGGCCCGCTTGCATGGTGTCGAAATGTTCACTAGAATGGTGTCGAAATCAACACCTAAACCCCATTTCACCCATGAGTAAGCCCAATCGAGACGATAAGCACCTGCAAGTATTGAAGGATTATTACGCCGCTAACAGGCGTATTCCAAGCCTTCAGCGCGTTGCGTCACTGCTGGAGTTTTCGTCGCGCTCGGCTGCGGTCAAGCTCATGGGGCGGTTGGCCGACGAGGGGTTTATTGAACGAACTGCTGATGATGATGCTTGGATTACGGGGAAGCGATTTTTTGAGCGAAGCATGATTGAAGCGTCGGTGCCTGCTGGTACGCCAGTGAGTGCCGTTGATGTTGATAGCCAGCCGTTGCTGTTCGACGAGTATTTAGTCAAGAAGCCTAACGACACCTTTGTCATCCCAATCAAGGGAGACTCGATGGTTGAAGCAGGCATTCACGATGGTGATCTCGCCGTAGTTGAGCGGACGAAAAGTGCCAAGCTCGGCGACTTCGTCATCGCTAACGTCGACAACGAGCTCACCTTAAAAGAGCTCGTGAAAGAGGGCGGTAAATACGCCCTCAAACCACACAACTCGAGTTTGTCCGTGATTTATCCCAAGGGCGAGCTTCAGGTTGCAGGGGTGCTCGTAGGCATTGTTCGGCGATACCGCCACTAAGCCTCGCACCTAAAAACACAAGACAAGACAACACAAAAAATTGATGGCGTTCACTCGCCAGGGTATGACTTTTTCCAACGGAAACGGAGTAGACAAATGATAGTTTTCAACGATCGCCACTTCATGCGACACATCTCGATGCCAACGCTGCGAGAGTTCACGCAACAGCACCAGATCAACCCCCGACTCAGCATCGATTGGGAAGCGGCAGCGGACACGCTGCACGCTTTGATTGGTCAGAACTTGGACCAACTTGATGAAGCCCTGTCCCAAGGTGGGCTAGAAGCAGAAGAACGCAAAGCGTTAGAGCACGATCTTATGCTTTGGCACGATGACCTCAGGCGAGCGCATTGCATGTCCAATGCCCAGGCCATACAAGAGTTCCGATCGATCTGCGCTGGCGACCCTATGGCGTTGACAGCCTTTGAGAACCGAACCGAGCGTGAGATCGCGCTGTGGATGCTTGCATTTCGCGACAAGGCATTCCGAGATGCAGAGTTGCATTTGGCGTTCCAAGCCAAATCCAACGGCAAGTTCTGGAAGAAGCACCTGATCCCTGCGGGATTGAAGTTGTCCAATGAGCGCGAAAAGCTTGAGCAGTTCTGCGACGAGGTGACAAAGCTCTACAAAAAAGTAGGCGCAGGTAAAAGCAGCCACGTCGAGGTGAGCGAACGCGCCAAGGACTCAAGCGTTCAGGTCACCATTTACGTTGAAGGGCCCGTGACTGCGATTGCACATTTTGAGCAACGCAACTTCACACGGGTGACGACACGCATTGCGCTGGAAACAGCCATTGTGTATCACCCCCAGCTTGGCATTGTTGAATCAATCGTTAGGGGCGGGGCAAAGAACCATGCCGCTGTTTTGCAACTCTTCGGGGAGCATGTGCTGGGTCAAAAGATCGAGCCAGAAGAGATTGAGAAAAAGGCGTTTCGCTTGAATGCGTTGCGTGACGGCATGTTGTCGCCAACTGTTGACTGGGCAGAGTTTGGTGTGGAGAAGGTTCGCCTTCGTCGCGCCAAGTTCTCGCCCATTGGCAAAGCAGGCGTTGCCGTGCATGTTGAGGCTACTCCCGAGATGGGCAAGCCTGATGCTGCACAGGAGGCCTTGGACACGCTCAAGATCAGCCATAGCTTTGAAGCTGATTACAGCCTCGACTCCGCCACGCTGATTGTTTACATGCAACCTGATGCGAAGGGTAAATATCCTCACTTCAGCTTTGGCGTTCAGTCGATGGGTTCCTCAACGATCAAAAACCTGTCCGATAAAAACCAGTCGATCGCACAAGCTGTTCTCAAGGCATTGGGTGTGATTGAGGATGAGGATGCGCCCGATGGGTTTGACGCTGATGAGCTAAAGGTGGCGTGATGAGTCAAGCACAAATCAACTCCACCCAAGTCTTGTGCAGGCTCTTAGAGCTGGACAAGCCTCAAATCAGCGGTCAAGCTCTGCATGATCATTCCAAGGACGGAGCCCAGCATTTGATTCGTGAGCGAATGTTGGTGCATGGTCCCTCTAGCCAATGGATCAACTGCCCGGAGTGCGGCGTCGAGCTTGCTCGGGTTGTACGCGACGTGTCAGTCGATGATGTGTTGCTCCAATGCCCTGAATGTGATGACGTTACTGCGCCAAAGCACTACAGCCACAACCACAAGGTCTCATTCACCAAGCTCGTCTCGAACCTAACCACGGGATTGAATCTCAGCAACCTAGGCTGCAAAATGATTGATCATGAGCAGATCTGGCGATTGGGAGTTCTGCAGTCGGGCAGGGCAAAGCCCGTGACTTGGTACTTTGCCAGGCAGCTTTACAAGCCAAGTGTGGCTGGAAAGCTGCGTGAGCAGATTCACCTCGAAAAAACGGCTGAGACGAGCGTTGTCTTGACCAGTAGCGATTTGCCTTTGCCAAGTGAATCACCGATCTTTGGATTCGATGTGAGAAATCTAGGAATGACCGCACGCATTAGCCAAAGTCGCTTCGAGTTCTTTGACACAGATGCAAGCTCAGCCGCGCAAATCATGGTGGACGCATTGCCAGACACAACGCTTAAGTACGTTGATGCAGGCTCATACGCATGGGTTGATGGTGAGCGCTACTTGCTTGAACCAAGGCAAAGGCTCATTCTCCTTGCGCTCATGAACGACCTCGATCATGAGATGGACAAGGAGGCACTACGCATCAAATGCTTCTCGCAATCGGAGAGTTTTTCACCGAGCAAAGAGTTTGAGCGCAACAAAGTTGTGTATCAAAGATTCATCCGCTACCTCCGTGATGACATGCGCTACCAGCTGCAAGTCCCGGTGGGGGAGTCGTACCACTGATGTTCTGAATATGGTTTAGCAGTTGCCATATCTTTCACCCGGTCCTGACGCAAGTCTGGCCGGGTTTTTTGCTTTTCGGGCCCATGAAACGCGTTTGTGTAATCCCGTTGAGTAGTCTGAGTAATGGTCTGAGGAAGTCGCTTCGAGAGGATCAATTCATCGACAAGCAGTGCATACGCAAGCGTTGCAAGTCGGTGGTCATTAACCCTCATAGGAGCTGCAAATGCAGGCTGAAACTAACCACAGGTCCCGGCACCTGACCCAACAAGAGTTGGCAAATCGCTGGAACAAGTCCGTTCACACCATTGAACGCTATCGCACCGAAAGTGTCGGCCCCGTCTATCTCAAGATCGGTGGCAAGGTCATGTACCGCATTGAGGATGTCGAGGCTTATGAGCACGAGTGCTTGTACGCCAATCCCCAGTCGCGTATCGCAAGTGCGGAGGTCTGAACTATGTCAAACCTCATGGTCTACCCCGCAGAGATTGCGGAAATGTCGGTCAATCAACTGGCCGCTCTCCCTCACGCCAAATTGGTTGAGGCAACTACCAACCTGGACGAGCTGCTCAAGTGGGCAAAGGAAAACCGCCAAAAGCTTGATGCCGCAATGGAAATGCGCTTCGGTGGTCAAGGTCGCGGTGCATTGAATGAATCGGGTCGCGACTTTGGATCGGTTCACTTCAACGACGGCCCACTGTCCGTGAGCTACGACTTGCCCAAGCGCGTGAGCTGGGATCAAGCAAAGCTCAAAGAGATTGCTGAGCGCATCGTCGCTGCTGGCGAGCCCTTGTCCGAGTACATCGATGTGGAGTTCTCTGTATCGGAGAAGCGTTTTAGCGCATGGCCCACAAACATGAAAGAGCAGTTTGTGGAAGCCCGCACGGTCAAAGGCGGCAAGCCCGCGATCAAGGTCGAGTTCAACGGTGTGGAGGTGCAGTGATGTCGTTACCCATCATCTCCGCTGAAGAGCGGTTGCGCGAGAAACACAGCGCCAAGATCTGCCTGGTTGGCATTCCCGGTATCGGCAAAACCAGCCAACTTCACACTTTGCCTTCGGCTGCGACTTTGTTCGTGGACTTGGAAGCTGGTGACTTGTCCGTTAAGTCGTGGAAGGGGGACGCTGTTCGCCCACGCACTTGGCAGGAGTTCCGCGACCTTGTGGTCTTCTTGGCTGGCCCCATGCCAACCGCAACCAAGGACCAGACCTTCTCGCAAGCGCACTACGACCACGTGTGTGAAAAGTATGGCGACCCCGCGCAGTTGGCCAAGTACGACTACTACTTTGTCGACAGCCTGACCGTGCTCTCTCGCCTGTGCTTTGCATGGTGCAAGACCCAGCCTCAGGCGTTTAGCGAAAAGACGGGTAAGCCAGACAGTCGTGGCGCGTATGGCCTGCTGGGTCAAGAAATGATCGCGGCGCTCACTCACTTGCAGCACGTTCGAAACAAGCACGTGATCTATGTGGCCATCTTGGAGGAGAAAACGGATGACATCGGTCGTCGCAGTTTTCAGCTCCAACTCGAAGGCAGTAAGACAGGTCTTGAGTTGCCAGGCGTGCTTGATGAGGTCATCACCTTGGCTCCCATCAAGGACGAGAACGGTGGCACTTATCGCGCCTTTGTCACTCGCGCTGACAACCCCTATGGCTTTCCAAGCAAAGACCGCTCAGGGCGACTTGAAGCACTGGAGCAACCCGACCTCGGCAAGTTGATTGACAAGTGTCTCAACGTCGACGCGGTCGAGTTCGCCCCCTCACAAACAGAAACAAACATTTAAGGAATTGAAATGACTACAGCTCACGCTCACGGTTCCAGCTGGAACGACTTTAACGACGCCCAAGCACAGCAGGGCAGCTTTGATCTGATCCCCAAAGGAACGATCGTCCCCGTACGCATGTCCATCAAACCCGGTGGCTTTGATGACTACACCCAAGGCTGGACCGACGGCTATGCCACTCAGTCCAATGAAACGGGTGCTGTCTATCTGGCTGCTGAGTTTGTGGTGACCGCAGGCGCATACGCCAAGCGAAAGATGTGGACAAACATTGGTCTTCACTCTGCCAAAGGACCAACCTGGGGGCAAATGGGTCGCGGCTTTATCCGTGGCTTGCTCAACAGCGCACGCAACGTGCATCCACAGGACAACTCACCACAAGCATCCTCAGCACGACGCATCAACGGTTTTGTTGACCTGGACGGCATTGAGTTTCTTGCCCGAGTGGATGTCGAAAAAGATGGCCGAGGCGATGACCGCAACATCGTTCGCTTGGCTGTTGAGCCCGACAGCAAAGAGTACGCAGCCTTCATGGGGGTGCCAAGCAAGGTCCAGTCTGGTGGTGGTGGCAGCTCGGGTGCTCCGGCTGCAACGCCTGCTCCATCGTATGCACCTCCCGCCAACGTGGCCGCAGCTCGTCCCGCAGTAGCTGGCAAGCCCAGCTGGGCGCAATAACGGACGGGGAGCATGAAATGTTGGGTCTGCTCAAGAGAGGCCAAGGGCTTTTCGCACACAGACACCCGGCAGCGGGTGGGTACGCCCGCCCGCTATCCCATCGACTGGGTGTTTTGCTCCCGCCGCTGCCAGCAGGCTTTTCACAGCATGTATGGCAGTTGGGTCAGGGCAATCGACAACGAATCACTGGCGGAGGCATGCATGGTTGATGCAACAGAGCTCGAGCAGCAAAGCATGCGCAAGTGTTTGAAGTTCTTCGGTGAAGCAGCGGCTGAGATCGGCTTTGACAAGCCCCTTGGCAGCTACTCCGAAGCGGAGGCGCTCAGCGTCATTAACGCCATCGTCACAGCCTATGTGGAGGCGATGACGCAAGAGCATGAACAAAACAAATATCCCCCAGTCCGCATGACGGGCAAGCCTGTGAGCGATCCGATCAAGGACGCAGCACAAGCGCTTTCGACCAACCCGTTTGCGGACATGGAGGATGACTTACCTTGGGAGGTGAAGCCATGATGGACTTCAACTCAACATCTAGCGTGAGCGGACAAATCGAGTGGTTGATCGATGACGCCATGCAAAAGCGAAATGAAGCGACAACGCCAAGAACTTATCTGGGCGGTTCACGGCTGGGTGCATCGTGCGAACGACAGCTCCAGTATGAATACGTCAAAGCACCCGTTGATCAAGGCAAAGCCTTCTCGGGGCGACTGCTGCGCATCTTTGAGCGTGGTCACCGAACGGAGGACATGGTCATCGAGTGGTTGCGACTGGCAGGCTTTGAGCTCAAGACGCACAAAAGCGATGGACATCAGTTTGGCTTTTCACTGGCGCAGGGGCGCTTACGTGGGCACATTGACGGCATCTTGATCGGTGGTCCCGAGGGCTTTGCTTATCCCGCCTTGTGGGAGAACAAGTGCCTAGGCTCCAAGTCGTGGAAAGACTTGGTGAAGAACAAGCTTGCGGTGTCTAAGCCCGTCTATGCGGCCCAGGTTGCCGTGTATCAAGGCTATCTGGACCTCTACGAACATCCGGCGCTCTTCACGGCAGTCAACGCGGACACCATGGAGATCTACGCCGAGCTCGTGCCCTTTGATGCGTCACTTGCGCAGCGTATGTCCGATCGTGCCGCACGCATTCTCAAAGCCACGGAGGTCGGGGAGTTGCTGCCGCGTGCATTCATGGATCAAACGCACTTTGAGTGCAAGTTCTGCTCATGGTCAGACCGTTGCTGGGGAGGTGCGCGATGAATATCGAACCTCGCAAGCTCCACAAGCCAGCAGAGCCTCTGGTCAAGATTGCCACGATCTTTCGGATGTTCTCCCGCCAGGCGCACCCAAACGGTCCTGAGGCCAACTTGGTGGTGGGCGTGATCTGCCAGGCCATCTACGACTGCCTGTATGCCTCGCATGTTGAAAAGTCACGCGCATGGAACTTCCTTCAAGACGAGCGCTTGCACGTATGGGCAAGCACGGTGAGCTTGGATGCGGACTTCATTCGTGATGTGGCCAGCAAGACGGGCTACATGAGCACTGAGCCACCTCACAAGGTGATCAAGAAAAAGAAGGAGGCACAGCTTGCTTGATTTCAACGACGCTACTGGTGCGTCTTCAAATAAACCACAGGCAACTGCAGACCAACTGCGTGACCGTGTTCGCGGTGCGTTGATCGACAACATAGAGAGTGTGCTGACCTACTTGCTCCCGGCAGGTGTTTTTAAGCGCAACTGCTTTTATGTGGGCAACGTCTACGGCGCTGAAGGTGACAGTCTGGAGGTTTTGCTAACTGGGGCAAAGGCCGGACTGTGGACAGACAGGGCAGAGGGGACAGGCGGTGATTTGTTTCATCTGATTGCGGGCAACCGCAACTTGGATGTCAAAAACGAGTTTTCACGCGTGCTTGATGTTGCACAAGAGATTCTTGGCATGCCCAGAGTTGATGTGCCCAAGGCAAAGTCCAAAAAAGCAGGCCCTGCCGTTGATGAGCTTGGTGCGCCCACAGCCAGGTGGGAGTATCAAGACGCCTCAGGCAAGTTGATTGCCGTCGTGTCTCGCTATGAGCCCGAGCCGGGCAAGAAAGAGTTTCGCCCTTGGGACGTCAAAAAACGCCGCATGGCTCCACCAACGCCAAGGCCTCTTTACAACCAGCCCGGGATGCTTGCCTCTGAGCAGGTGATCTTGGTTGAGGGGGAGAAGTGCGCACAGGCGTTGATTGAGGCCGGGTATTGCGCCACGACTGCCATGCAGGGGGCCAATGCGCCAGTGGACAAAACAGACTGGCAACCACTTGAGGGCAAGGCCGTTTTGATTTGGCCGGACAAAGACGCGCCAGGCTGGAGTTATGCAGAAGCGGCGGCTAAGGCAGCCTTGGAGGCAGGCGCTCGATCGTGTGACATCTTGATCCCGCCAGATTTCAAACCCACAGGCTGGGATGCAGCGGATGCTTTCGAAGAGGCGCAGGCTGAAACTCAGGACGCTGTCGCGTTTGATGTGGACGGCTTCATCCTCACGGGACACCGCTTGCCCATTGCCAAAGATCCCGATCCATCTGAGGTGGATACATCCTCGGTCGATTTGGTTGACGGCGTGAACTGGAGCACAGAGGACGGTCTGGCCATTGCGTTTACCAATCGCTATGGCATTGACCTGCGCTACTGCGCCCAGTTGGGCAAGTGGTTCTGGTGGAACGGCAAGCGATGGGTGGAGGACAAGATGCTCTACGTGCAGCACCTCTCACGAGGTATTTGCCGCGCAGCGTCACGCAAGGCAGACACGCCAAAGCTCAAGTCAAAGCTGGCAAGCGCATCGTCCATCGCATCCGTGGAGCGAATCATTCGATCCGATCCAAAGCACGCGGCAAACATCGACGAGTGGGATCCAGATCCTTGGCAGCTCAACACGCCTGAGGGAGTGATCGAGTTGAAGACGGGCGCTTTGCGTCCTCACCAACGCATTGACCGAATGACCAAGATCACGACCGCAAGTCCAAAGGGTGACTGTCCGCAGTGGGTCGCTTTTCTGGAGCAAATCACCGGTGGTGATGAGGAGTTGTTGGGTTACTTGCAGCGCATGGCAGGGTACTGTTTGACAGGCCTCACCACTGAGCACGCACTGCTGTTTCTCTATGGGACAGGCGGTAACGGCAAGTCCGTCTTTGTGAACACGCTCTTCACGATCATGGGCGACTACGCGGCCAATGCACCCATGGAAACCTTCATGGAGTCACGCAACGACAGACACCCAACCGACTTGGCAGGGCTGATGGGCTCACGCTTGGTGACGGCCACAGAGACGGAGCAGGGCAGGCGCTGGAATGAATCCAAGATCAAAGAGATCACGGGTGGTGACCGAGTTTCAGCACGCTTTATGCGCCAGGACTTCTTCACCTATGTGCCCGCCTACAAGATCGTGATCTCAGGCAACCACAAGCCTGCCATTCGCAACATCGATGAGGCAATCAAGCGGCGCATGCACTTGATCCCCTTCACGCTGACCATACCGCCCGAAAAGCGAGACCACCTGCTCTCGAGCAAGTTGCTCAAAGAGCGCGATGGGATCTTGGCTTGGGCTGTGCAGGGCTGCCTGATGTGGCAACGCGAGGGCTTGCGTCAACCGACCTCTGTGACCTCAGCTACCAATGAGTATTTCGAGTCTGAGGACGTCATGGGGCGCTGGATTGATGAACGCTGCGTGTTGGTCAGCAACGCCAAGTCGCTCACCTTTGAGCTCTACAACGACTGGAAGCAATGGTCCGAAACCAACGGTGAATTCCAAGGGTCTCAACGCCGCTTTTCTGATCTTTTGATCTCAAAAGGGGTGGATCGTTGGCGTAACTCAAGTGGTGTTCGCGGCTTCCAAGGCATCGGTTTGAAGCAGGGCACTCCTGTTCGCTTCACACCTCACGAGGTCGATTGAGACCGAAAAGAAATCAAAAAGGATTCACTTTCAGACACACGACTGACGCATGACACAGCTTGACGCTGTTTTCCTATTATCGACGTCTCACGCGTACGCGTAATAGAGGGAATATAGAAAACAACGTCGATATGTGTCAGTGCGTCAGAGCAAGGACGACTATGACACTCAAGACAATTTTGGCCCTCGATTTGGGCACGACAACTGGATGGGCTCTTCGTGATCAAGCGGGGAGCATTGCACACGGATTTGTGAGCTTCAAGCCGCAACGGTTTGAGGGTGGTGGGATGCGCTTCTTGCGCTTCAAACGCTGGCTCACGGAAATCAAAGCAACAACCGAACATGGCATTGATGCCGTTTACTTCGAAGAAGTGCGGCGTCATCTCGGCGTTGATGCGGCCCATGTCTACGGCGGGTTGATGGCAACGCTTACGAGCTGGTGTGAGCATCACCAGATCCCCTACGAAGGCGTGCCTGTTGGCACGATCAAGCGACACATCAGCGGCAAGGGCAATGCGTCCAAAGACGATGTGATCAAGGCCGTGTGTGAGTTGGGCTTTGCAGTCAGTGATGACAACGAAGCAGACGCACTTGCGTTGTTGAACCTTGCGATCCTGAACAACGAGGGGGTGTGAGATGAAGTTCCCACCCGTTCGTTACCCATCTCCCCTTGGCCGAGCACAGCCCATTGCCATGGACATAGAGCGCACCAAGCGAGAGGGGTGGCAAAACAACCACCTCCTTGTGATCGCGTCAAACGACCAGCGACTTGATTTCTTAGAACAACAACTCATCGAGAGCATTGGCAACAGGCTCTATGGAATAAAAAACAAAGGGGGAAAAATTGGATGAACTCAACATCGACAACGTGGGCGAGAGGTTTCGCCAGGCCGCACGAACTGCCTACCGACTGCCCGCAGTCCGAGTGCAGGGCTATGTGAGCTACTGGCCAGAGATCAAGCAAACGGAGACGGTCAGAAGCGCAGTGGAGGAGCGCCGCTACATCAAGTTTCCGCCAAGCCCCAAAGAGGTCGAGGAAATGCTGGAGGTCATGCGCTGGATCCAGTGCCTTGATGTCGAGCAACGAAAACTGGTCTGGATGCGTGCGAGGCGTTACGGGTGGCGAGACATCGGTCAGCGCTTTGGTTGCTGCTCACGCACCGCGCAGCGCCACTGGCAGTACGCCATGCTGCAAGTGATCAACCAGATCAAACCGTGAACGAGTCAGCGTTGGAATATTGCCCAAAGAGAGGGGTTGGCAAAAATGGGCAATATTTCCAACGAGTTCAGGCGGTTGCTGTTTTAGGTACGGCGATTGCTGAATTTGGACGAAAAAAGGGTGTCGCATTTCGAGAATGAATCAGGTAAATTCTCGATACGTTGGGAATCAGAGCAACTTGATTCAACGAAGCAAAACAAGATCCTGTTTCACCATCTCTTCGAGCTTGTCCACATGGATGTAGCCCGTCACTCCCTCAGAGACAGTCACCGCCAGGTAGCCGTGTTCAGCCGGGCCTGACACCTCATAGGTCCCCGCACTCAGGGGAATAAAACCTTCATCTTTGAAATCCTTGCCTAGCTTTCGGGCGAGGACTCCCTTCTTCACTTCAATCTTCATAGCCTACCTTTACGTGGGCAATTGTAGGAAATCGCATGTCTCAAACTCAAAAGCATCCAGAGATTCGGATGACGCCTGTGGATAACTTGATCCCCTATGCCCGCAACGCCCGCACGCACAGCGATGAGCAGGTGGCTCAGATTGCAGCCTCCATCTCCGAGTTCGGCTTTAACAACCCCATCCTCACCGATGGTGAGCATGGTTTGATCGCGGGTCACGGTCGTTTGGCCGCCGCCCGAAAACTCGGCCTCAAAGAGGTTCCGGTCATTGAGCTCGGGCACTTGAGCGAAACGCAGAAGAAGGCGTACATCCTGGCCGACAACCGCATCGCAATGAATGCTGGCTGGGACGATGGATTACTGACCCTGGAGTTGCAAGAACTCCAAGGTGCAAACGTAGACCTTGGCCTCTTGGGCTTTGGTGACGAAGAGATTGAGCGTTTGCTCAACGGTGCTGACGATGGCGGTGGTTTGACCGAAGATGACGCAGTCCCAGAGCCACCCGTGGAACCTGTATCCAAACCTGGTGACCTGTGGATTCTTGGCAACCACCGCCTTCTGTGTGGCGACTCAACGCTCTTGTCCGATGTAGAGCGTCTCATGGACGGTCAGCTTGCCGATATGGCGTTCACTGATCCACCCTACAACGTGGACTATGGCAACAATGCCAAGGACAAGATGCGCGGCAAGGATCGTCGGATCATGAACGATGCCTTGGGCGACGGGTTCTACCAATTCCTCTACGACGCCTGTCTGAACCTCTTGGTCGTGACCAAGGGCGCTTGCTATGTGTGCATGAGCTCTTCGGAGTTGCACACCTTGCAGAAAGCTTGGATTGATGCTGGTGGCAAGTGGTCCACCTTCATCATCTGGGCGAAGAACACTTTCACGCTTGGTCGTGCCGACTACCAGCGACAGTACGAACCCATCCTGTATGGCTGGAAGCAGGGCACAGATCACTTCTGGTGCGGTGACCGTGACCAGTCGGACATCTGGAACTACAACAAGCCTCGGGTCAACGATTTGCACCCGACTATGAAGCCTGTTGAGCTGGTCGAGCGTGCGATCCAAAACTCATCCAAGAGTCGCGACATCGTGCTCGATCTCTTCGGGGGCTCTGGCACAACCCTCATCGCCTGCGAGAAAACCAACCGTCAGGCACGCTTGGTTGAGCTCGATCCCAAGTTTGTCGATGTGATCGTCAAGCGTTGGGAGGAGTACACGGGCAACAAGGCCGTGCTGTCCAACCGTGAGTTGGAGACTCCTGTTGAGCAGGCCAGCGCATAGCATATTGATCAAAGCACGAGGCGGCAGGGGTGATCCTCCGCCTTTTCTTGTTAAAGGGCCAAGGGCCGTTGCTCCCAAAGTGCAGTGCCATCTGTGCTGAGCCAGAGTCGTTCAAGAAAGTAATCACGAGCACTCATTTCGATGACTGGCTCACCAGTGGGACGAAGACTTGTTCTGCCAGTGGGGAGATAGCGCCGTTCCAGATGAGTGATGGCCACGATAGCATTTCGTTGCCACTCCAATGTGACCACGCACTGCCCACGCGTCCTGCCGTTGGCATCGATGCGATTGCTTCGAGTGACTTCAATGTTCAAGCTACTTGGTCAGCGATCAACTGACCGAACTGGCTTCGGATGATGTCGTAGATCATCCAAGACTTGCGCATCTCGTGAACCTTGGCGTTGTGGATTTTCCCCAAGCATTGAGTTGTCCAAGTAGTAAACACATCTTGTTTTGTTTTCTTGCGAAGGCTCACTAAAACTTGGGTGGCTTTGTCGAGTTGGCTCATGCTGACTCTCCTTGTGGGAAGCTCTCTGTTCGTGCCATTTCGGCTTGGGCGTTGGCGATCAGGTCTAAGCGCAAGTTTGGTGAGATGTTGCAAACCAAGTGGTTCAAGCTCCAATTCAAAACTGCTGCCTTTTCCTTTGGGGTTGCTGCCTCTTTGAATCTTTCGATGTAGCGATCTAACTCATGCATGCTGGCTTCGAGCGTTGTGCGTGCATACATCAGGGCTTCCAGTGCAGTTCTCTCGGCGTATTGGGTTTTGATTTCGTGTTCGTTTTTCATGCTTTTTCTCCGTTTGCGTTGCGATGACTCTATGAACGCTCTACTTCACGAAGAAGTAAAGCTATTCATCGAATTAATCGCTTGTGTTGCTTATTACTGACTTCATTGGCAGTAAATCAGCCAAGCCTTGCGACGTAACGGGCGTAGTCCCCGCCCTCAGGGTTGACGTAGAGGTAGGGGCGACCTGGTGCTTTGATCTCGACGCACAAGAACCCGTCACCTGTGCCACCGCCTTTGCCAGCTAACCAGTCGCGAGATTTCAAAAGGGTTCGCCCAAATGAATCGAACTCCTCTGTTGTCATCTCCTTGGTCTCTGTCACGAGTACCTTGTAGTTGCCGTAGCCTCCAACATCATCGAGGCTGCAGGGCTTACGGGCAAATGGCAGCTGAACGCTGAGCTCTTCGACGTTGATCTCTTCGCCTGCAAACAACATTGTTCGGGGCGTTCTTTCGATGGTGATCGACATAGTTTTCATGGCGACCTCACACGATCCGATATTTACGTTCTTGACCATCGGTCTTTTCGGACACGATGTTCAAGCTTAGTTTTTTCTTCAAGGCTCCCGCCATTGCACCTCTGACGGTGTGTTGCTGCCACCCCGTGGCTTCAACCATCTCGGCCAGGCTTGCCCCATCAGGGCGCTTGAGCAACTCAATCAGGGTCGATTGCTTGGTTCCATCACGCTGCTTGGGTGCGCTCACTGGAGCACTTCCGATCGCTGCCAGACCTTCCGGTGTGATCGCCAGCTGCATGCTGCCTTCGGGTGCATTGGCGTAGCGGGCGACCAGTCCAGCGTTGCCCAGCGCGGTGAGCACTTTGATGAGTGCGCCGCCTTTGAGGTTGGCGGGGAAGTCGCACAGTATTTTTTGCGGATGTTTAGCTGCTGCTTCAAGCAAAGCGCGCTGAGAGTCTGTGAGTTTCATTTTTTACCCTTCGATGTTGTTGATTTGTTTTGTGCTGCTAAAGCGCCTGCGGCGTAGGCAGCTTCAAGCGCGCTCTTGATGGCCCACACGGAAACGTCGTGGAAGTCATGGCGATCGCTGTTTTGTGTTTCAAGTGTTTGGATGAACAAGTGGTCTAGGGCAATTTGCTCGATCACTTGCTCTTGGCTCGGGTTGCTCATGCTTTTGCTCCTTTGGTGTTGTGGATGTGGTGAGCCTTGTCAAACCCAACCCAATGCCCGTCTTTGTCTAAGCCTCTGTTGGCCATCTCTTGTCGGGCTAGTTGGTTGAGGTCGAGCTCACCTTTGGCGACGGCGGACAAGACGTCTGTCTTGGCGATCTGGATGAATCCAAGTTCATCAATCGTGAAGGCGGTGGGTTTGTTGCTCATTGGTTTGTTCCCCTTTGTTTGTTGCGATGTAAAGCATTGACGCTCTGAATCGAGATGAAGCCAAGCTAATTACTCGATGTGTCGCTTATTCCTTGAAAGTTGATTGAGATGCCAAGAAGTGCGCCAACTCCTTGCAGATACCCGGGATGTATGGCTGTCTTGGCTAAGCCTGGCTATTGCGATGCGCATCGATCGAAGGTGCACCGAGATTACGGTCGTGCGCGTCGTAGTTTTGATGCGGAGGTCGGGTTCTATCAATCAGCAAATTGGCGGCGTTTGCGTGCCAACTTCTTACGGTTGCACCCCCTTTGCTTGGCGTGTGCTGGCAAAGGGCAAACAGTTGCTGCAAAAGTGGTGGACCACATCGTCCCAATCAAGGACGGTGGTGGTCGCTTTGAGTCAACAAACCTGCAAGCCTTGTGCGTCTCTTGTCACAACCGCAAGACAGCTGCGGAGAGTTGGCGGCGCAGTGCTGGGGGGTAGGGGGGTGAAATCTCTACAACTGGTAGGCAAAGATGCGCTTGCCTGCCCAAATTTTACGCGTGCAAATTGAACTAGGGGGGGATACCCCGCAGTCGGTCTGTGCGATGCCACACACAACCTGTGAAATCTTGTGTGTGCAAACGCACATTCGATTCACGATTTACACGCTGGATACATAAATGGCTGGAAGAAAACCGCTGCCCACCAAAGTTAAGCAAATCAAAGGCACGCTCCAAAAGTGCCGCACCAATCTGCGCGAACCCAAGCCTCAGGGCGACCTGGTTGAGCCACCTGATTACATGCCCGAAGGGGCGAAGTCGGCCTGGCGCTATGCCTTGGAATGTGCACCGCCCAATTTGCTTAAGAAGTTAGATATGTCGGTGCTGGAGGTCTGGGCGTGTGCCGCAGATCTGTACCGCAAGGCGCAAGCCGGTATCGCAAAGACGGGCCTTTTGGTGAAGGCCCCAAACACAGGTGTGCCGATGCAGTCCCCGTATTTGGCGATTGCAAACAAGCAGGCACAGATCATGACCAAAGCTGCCACGGAGATGGGGTTCACCCCCGCATCTAGATCAAGAGTCACATTGCCTATGGAGGCTGCGGACGATGACATGGATCCGTGGGCAGACATCGCGGGATAAGTTCAATGGCTCAAGACAGTTATGCGGACATTGCCAAGATGTACGCACAGAAGGTCGTGGCCGGAGAGATATTGGCATGCAAATGGGTGCGAGCTGCCTGCCAGCGACAGCTTGATGATTTAAAGAAGTTCAAGGGCAAAGACAGTCCTTATCAATTCAATCCCAAGCTCACGAGCAAAAGTGGCAAGAGCTACTACCCAGCGGACAACATGTGTGCCTTCATCGAACGGCTTCCTCATGTGAAGGGTCCGCTGGCAGGTGAAGCGATCGTGCTCGAGCCATGGCAGGTTTTCATTCTCACCACAGTGTTTGGTTGGGTGAAGGCCGATGGGACTCGGCGCTTTCGTCGTTCCTACATTGAGGTTCCACGTGGAAACGCAAAGTCCACACTCTCGTCTGCTGTTGGGCTGTACATGCTGGCAGCCGATGGTGAGGGCGGAGCTGAGGTCTATTCCTTAGCGACCACCCGTGACCAAGCAAGGATTGTTTTCGGTGACGCCCAGACCATGGCGCGTCGCAGTCCCGGGTTTCGTAATCGTTTCTCGGTGAATGTGGGGGCTCACAACATGAACGTGCTGTCCTCTGGCTCCAAGTTTGAAGCGCTCTCAGCCGAGGGCTCGACCTTGGACGGCTTGAACATTCACTTCGGATGTGTAGATGAACTCCATGCGCATAAAACCCGAACGGTCTATGACGTTGTCGAAACGGGAACGGGCAAACGAGATAACTCGTTGCTGTGGGTGATCACCACTGCTGGAAGTAACCGGGCTGGCATTTGCTACGAAGTTCGTACCTTCGTGACAAAGCTGCTCGATGGCGTCTTCCAAGACGAGAGCCAGTTCGGAATCATCTATGGACTGGATGACGGGGACGACTGGACGACTGAGGACTCCTTGATCAAAGCCAACCCCAACTGGGGAATCTCAGTTCGCCAGGAGATCTTGGGACCGCTGCAATCCAAAGCGATGCAACTTCCAAGTGCGGTGAACAACTTCAAGACCAAACACCTAAATGAATGGGTCAATGCGGACACAGCTTGGATGGATATGAGGTCGTGGGATGCGTGCGCCGACCAGTCAATGTTCATAGAGCAGTTTGAGGGTCAGCCCTGCTGGATTGGTTTGGACTTGGCCAGTAAGACGGACATAGCGGCACTTGTTGCCGTGTTCAAGCATCCGGAAATCTCCGATGCATTCGTGACCTTTGGCAAGTACTACCTCCCTGAGGACACAGTCAACGGGGCAGGCAACAGCCAGTATTCGGGGTGGATGCATTCGGGTCGACTGATCGTGACGCCAGGCAACGTGATTGATTTCAGCTGGATTGAGTCGGACTTGCTGGACATTGCCTCTCGCTACGAGATTCAAGCCGTGGCCTTTGATCCGTTTCAAGCGACACAGTTATCCACAAGGATGCTGACTGAGGGGCTGCCCATGATTGAGGTGCGCCCAACGGTTCTGAACTTCAGCGAACCCATGAAGACCTTGGAAGCCTTGGTCTTACAAAAGAAGCTCGTCCACGATGGCGACCCTGTTCTTGGCTGGATGGCCAGCAACGTGGTGGCTCACTTGGACGTCAAAGACAACATCTATCCACGCAAGGAGCGAGCAGAAAACAAGATAGACGGAATCGTGGCCTTGATCATGGCGCTCTCACGCGCAATCAAACCGGGTGAATCGGTGGTCCTGGGTTCTGACTATGAGTTGATAGTGCTCTGACGTAATGGGATTTTTTACCTTACTAGATCGATTCAAAGCCTCCACAAGCGATCGCTCCCCATGGGGCGATTTCTTTTTTGAGCCTGTCTCGGTGCGAAGCTCGTCAGGCATGCGTGTGTCTCCTGATGGGGCACTACGTTTGTCGGCGGTTTACGCCTGCGTGCGTATCCTGTCGGAGACGATGGCGTCTTTGCCCGTAGTGGTCTATCGCCAACGCAAGGATGGTGGCAAAGACCGTGTGACGGATCACTGGCTCTACAACCTCCTAGCCAGAAAACCCAATCGGTTCCAAAACCCCTTTGAGTGGCGCGAGATGCTGCAAGGGCACTTGTCTCTCAGAGGTAATTCGTTTTGTCAGATCATCTCCAACCCGCGAGGGAGATCACCGAGCTGATGCCCATCCATCCCGACCGTGTTCGCATGGAGGTGATGGACAGCGGAGACTTCCGCTACCGGGTGCGCATGCAAAGTGGGGACGAGACGGTTTTCCCAAGAGGCCAGATTTGGCACTTGAGGGGCTTGTCCTCGGATGGGTTGATGGGCATGAGTCCGATTGAGCTGGCGAGAGAGAGTCTTGGCATGGCCTTGGCCGCGCAGGACTACGGAGCTAGGTTCTTCACCAACGATGCCAAACCCACCGGTGGCTGGATTGAGTTTCCCGGCACCTTCAAGGATGCGGAAGCCAAGCGGGTGTTTCGTGACTCGTACCAGTCGGCGCAGGCGGGTTCAAACCGGGGCAAGGTCCTGGTGCTTGAGAACGGCATGAAGTTCCATGAGGTGGGTGTCACGAACAAGGATGCGCAGTTCTTGGAGCTTCGCAAGTTCCAAATAACAGATATCGCTCGAATGTTCCGTGTGCCACCGCACATGATTGCTGATTTAGAGCGAGCGACGTTCTCCAACATCGAGCAGCAAAGCCTTGAGTTCGTCATGCACACCATGACGCCGTGGGCAGAGCGATGGGAATCCTCGATTGAGGCTGACCTCTTACCCGATGGGGATGCGCTAGAGATCGAGTTTGACTTTGCCAACCTCATGCGAGGTGACGCTGCAAGCCGTTCGGCCTATTACCAAAGCGGCATCCAAAACGGCTGGCTCACCCGCAACGAGGCTCGTATCTCAGAAAACCTCAACCCACTGCAAGGCCTAGATCAACCACTTCGACCTCTGAACATGGTGGAAGAAGAGGATGCAGAAGAGGCCGAGCAAGAGCAAGAACCCAACGACCAAGAGAGTGCCGACGAGAACTCGCCCACAGGTGATCAAGAGCTGAGTCTGCGCTTTCGGATGCTGGTCGAGTCAAACGCAAAGCGGTTGTCTAGGCGCATCACAAAAAAGGGTTCCATCACAACGAACGAAATCGAACTGATTGCACAAACCTTTGGATTGACTTCCTTGCATGTGCAGCAGTGGGCACAACAACAAGTCATGCCTCTGGAGCTTGAAGGGCTGGCGGCATCACTTACTCAACTAGGAATGAATCAATGAACAAACAACTACTTCTCTCTGAATTCCTGACGACCCCTTGGGCTCTGATGCCCGAGCGTCTGCAGGCCATGTCTGGCATCTTGACCCGCTGGTCTGCGGGGGAGCCCCCAAGTGATGAGACCTTATTCCAAGTCAACACCGACCGTGTGCTTCGAGACAGCCGCAAGCAAATGGCTGCCGCCAGCGCAGGTTCTGGCATCGCTGTGCTTCCACTGTATGGAGTGGTGACGCAACGCGGCAACATGGTCGATGACATCTCTGGACCAGGCAGCTCCAGCACACAGCAGTTCACTAGCGTGCTTCGTCAGATGCTGGCAGATGACACCGTGGGTCAAATCTTGATCGACATCGACAGTCCTGGTGGCAGCGTCTATGGCGTGGCTGAGTTGGCCAGCGAGATCGTCAAAGCCCGCGCTCAAAAGCCGGTCATCGCCGTGGCCAATAGCCTCGCAGCATCTGCTGCGTACTGGATTGGTTGCTCGGCTAGCGAGTTCTATGTCACCCCTGGTGGCGAGGTGGGCTCTATTGGTGTGTGGCAAGCGCACTTTGATTACTCCAAGGCGCTGGAAGAGGACGGTGTTAAACCAACTCTCATCTCTGCTGGCAAGTTCAAAGTCGAAGGCAACCCCTATGTGCCGCTCGATGAGCAAGCTCAAGCGTTCATGCAGTCCCGTGTAGATGACTACTACAACGCATTCGTAGAGGCGGTTGCCATTGGTCGTGGTGTCTCGATCAACGATGTACGAACAGGGATGGGCGAGGGCCGTGTGCTCGGTGCAGACGCAGCTCTAGCTCAAAACATGATCGATGGCATTGCATGCTTTGATGATGTGCTCGCCAAGATGCAGGCCAACATCCGCTCAACACCTGTGCGAAGTTCCTCGCGCCTGAAACAAGCGCGTGATTCGCTGGCGTTGATGTGATTAAGCGACTTGCAGGATGAGGTTTTTGCCGCAAGCCTTGGCGTATTTGCGAACGGTGGCAATTGAGGGCGAGTGCTTTCCGGTTGCCAAAGATCGTTCTAGTCGTGCTACCGCAGGAGGAAGTGTGCCCATGCGTTGTGCAACATCAGCCTGAGTCAGCCCAGCTTCATATCGAGCTTTGAGAAGAGTATCGAGCAAAACTGCTTCTTCACGCTCGATGCGATCCACCTCAGCTTTAACGCCAGGGCGCTTCATCATTGCTTTGATAAGTTGGTCATGCGTCTTCATTTTTGATCTCCTTCAATCGGCTTTGCGCCAATTCCAATTCCTGTTTGGGTGTGCGCTGAGACTTTTTGACAAAGCTGTGCAACATCACGATGCGTTTACCAATCAATGTGCAATAAAACACACGGGCAATTCCCTCTGCACCCTTGAGTCGCAACTCAAACAAACCGCTCCCCATTGCCTTAGTGTGAGGTTCACCGAGGTTTGGGCCAATCGCAAGCATCCGTCGAGTCAGCACGATGTAGCGGGCGGCCAAGGTGTCTGGCAACTCCAGTATCTGAGCCTGAACGCTTTCGCTGTAGTACTTGATCTCGAAATCCATGGGCGAATACTAACAAATATGTTAGTAGGCGTCAATCCCTGAACTAGGGCCTCCTTTGAGGTCCTTTTTTATTGCGCGACCCGTTGGTTGCGTTCCACAGCCACCGCCTTGAGTCATTCCGACCAGGCGGTTTTTTCATTTCTGGAGAAATACCAATGAGCAAGCAATTGCGTGAGCTTCAAGCTCGCAAATCAACCCTGGTCAAGGACGCACGTGCCTTGACTGACATCGCTGCCGCTGAGCAGCGTGACATGAACGAAGAAGAGGTCAGTGCTTTTGAAGCCCTGAAATCTAAGATCGAGGCAACTTCTGCCGCCATTGATCGTGAAGCTGCACTGATCGCCGAAGAGGCGCACATGATGCATACGGCTCATCTGCCCAATGCTTCCGTCATCACTGTGGTGGAAAACGCTGCCTCTGATCCCAAGCATGGCTTTAAAAGCGTTGGCGAGTTCCTCAAGACAGTGCGTCAGGCGCAAAACCCTGGCTCCTCGATTGATGATCGCCTGTTGATCGGTTCTGCGCGTAATGCAGCAGCACCTTCGAGCTTTGGCAGTGAAGGTTCTGCGCAAGATGGTGGCTTTTTGGTGCCGCCTCAGTTCGCGCAGGAAATCTTCCAGTTGTCTTTGGGCGAGGACTCCCTCCTGCCGCTGACGGACAACGTGGAGATCACAGGCAACACCATGGCCTTTCCTAAGGATGAAACAACTCCTTGGGGTAGCAACGGTATTCGTGCCTACTGGCAAGGTGAAGCCACCCCTGCGGTGAACACCAAGCCAGTGCTCGGTTTGTCGACCCTGCGCCTCAAAAAGCTCATGGCACTTGTGCCTGTGACGGATGAGTTGCTGGATGACACCAATGCACTCTCTACCTACTTGCCCGACAAGATCGCCACTTCCATTCGCTGGAAGACCAATGAGTCGATCTTGTTTGGCTCCGGTACCGGTGTGCCTGTGGGCTGTATGAGCAATGCAACCACCGTCACCGTGGCAAAGGAAACAGGTCAGGCAACGCAAACGCTCTTGGCTCAGAACTTGGCCAAGATGATTTCGCGCCTGCCCCCAGCATCGTTTGCCAAGGCGGTGTGGATCGTCAACAACGATGTCTTGCCTGCCTTGTTCACGCTCACCTTGGGCAACTACCCGATCTATCTGCCCATGGGCTTGAATGTCGGCGGTATCCAAGTCTCGCCTTACGGCACCTTGCTGGGTCGTCCTGTGTTCGTGTCCCAACACGCAAACAGCTTCTCTGGCGCGGGTGACGTTTTGCTGGCGGACTTGTCCTACTACCAGACCATCACCAAGGCCGGTGGCTTGCAAACGGCTACATCGATGCACCTGTACTTTGATGCAGACCTCACAGCTTTCCGTACGACTTTCCGTATGGACGGCCAATCCAAGATCGCGGCACCCATTTCGCCTGCCAAGGGCAGCGCAACGATGTCGCCCTTTGTTCAACTGGGCGCACGCTGATCGTCGCCAAATTAGAGGAGGACTTTGATGTTTCCTAATGCAAAAGGCAGCGAACTGTTTTCAGTTCTGGCCACCCTCGACCCCGTCAGCCAAGCTGCTGGGACAGCAACAACCGGTTGGATTTCCGCCGGTAACCACCACAACCTGCTGGCACTGATTCAAAGCGGCGTTCTTGGCACTGGTGCCACGCTCGACGCCAAGATTCAGCAAGCAACCGATGCCTCTGGCACCGGAGCCAAGGACGTGACTGGCAAGGCAATCACTCAACTGACCCAGGCTGGTAGTGGCTCTGCAAAGCAAGCCATCATCAACCTTCGTCCAGAAGAGCTTGATGTCACGAACGGCTATGCCTTTGTTCGCCTCTCGGTGACTGTGGGTGTGGCCGCTAGCTTGACTAGCGCTCAGGTGCTTGGCTTTAATCCCCGATTCGCACCGGGCGATGCAAGCAATCAGGCAGCTGTCGCACAAGTCGTCTGACCCTGAGGGGAGACCAAGCGCATGCCCATGCAATTGATCACCCCTCCTGCAGGTGAGCCTGTTTCTCTTTCAGAGGCCAAGGCTCATCTGCGGGTGGATTTCGACGATGAAGATGGGTTGATTCAGGCATTGATCACTGCTGCCAGACAGGCAGCAGAAACCATCACCAGTAGGCAGTTCATCACTGCCCGCTGGAAGTTGGTCCTAGATAGCTTTCCTGGTCCGAGCCTCATGGGTGTTGCGGCAGGACAGACTTTCACATTGCCTGGGCATGCCTTACTGATTCACAAGTCACCCGTATTGAACGTGGTGACCATCAACTACTTGGATATGGCTGGCGTTGTGCAAACCATGCCCCCTAGTAGCTACACAGTCGATACAGCATGTGAGCCTGCAAGGATCACTCCAGTGTTCGGTCAAATCTGGCCAATCCCATTGCCGCAAATAGGCTCTGTCACCGTGACGTTTGAAGCAGGCTATGGCGATGCATCAGCAGTGCCTGAGGGAATTAAGAGCTGGATCAAGCTGAGAGTGGGCAGCCTTTACGCGCACCGTGAAGAAGTGGCGTCCCTCTCACGAGGGCGCATTGAAGCGTTGCCATTCGTCGATGGGCTGCTCGATCCATACAAGGTGTCATTCCTATGAACCCCATCAGTGCAGGCATGCTCACGCGACGCATCAAGGTACAACGACCAAGCACCCTGAAAGATAGCTTGGGCGCTCCTTGTCGAACTTGGATTGACGTTGCAACGGTCTGGGCGGACATCCAACCCCTGTCGGGCAAGGAAGCAGTGATTGCAAATCGAATCTCCGCCGAGATCTCGCACCAAATCATTGTTCGCTACCAATCCGTATTCGACAACCCACAGCAAGTGGCGCAGATGCGGGTGCTCTACAAATCTCGAATCTTCAACATCCACTCGGCTTTGAACGAAGACGAAAAGCGAACCCAGATCATCTTGCTTGTCTCTGAGGGACTGGACGATGGCTAAGCGAGAAATTGTCAAAGTCGAAGGTTTGGCTGAATTGGCAAAAGCACTGCGGGAGTTGCCAGATCGAGTCGCCAAGAATGGTTTGAGGGTCTCCGTTTACGCAGGGGCAAAGGTCATTCGAGATGAGGCAAGGATTCGCGCCCCAAAAGCTGTCGAGTCCCTTGGACCTGATCAGCCGCCACCCGGCACGCTCAAACGCTCCGTGATCATGAAACATATCCCGGAGCTGTCTAGCCTGACGCGTCAGACCTTTTTTGTGACGGTGCGCCATGGAAAGAAGTACCGCAAGCAGGGGAAGAAGGGCAACCTCTCGCAGGATGCTTGGTACTGGCGATTCGTTGAGTTTGGAACTCGCAAGATGAGAGCGCGTCCCTTTTTGCGACCTGCTCTTGAAGCTAAGCGGCGCGATGCTGTCCAGGCCATGAAAGACCGACTCACTGAGCGGATTGAGCTGGAAGCTAAGAACCTGAACAGGAAATAGCGATGCAAGACTTCTATGACGCCATAAAACATTTGGCGGCTGGTGAGGTCTATGCGCTCGTAGTGGCACAAGACGCTCAATACCCAGCCATTGTTTACACGCCCATCGTCCAAGAGCACATCTTTGGACTCGATGGGCCGCATGGCTTGCAACGAGTACGCATGCAAGTCGACACCTACGCCAGAACGTATCAAGAGGCTTTGCATCTGCAAGACCTTGTTCTTGAGGCGCTTCTGGCAGACAAAAGCACCGTCGCAGATGTGCGAATGGGGCTTACAGATTTTGAAGATCAGGCCCGGCTGTACCGGGTAAGCGTGGACTACACCTATCACCGATAGGTCAGTCCCATCCAACGTGGAGCTAACAATGAGCAGCACAGCAATTACCGCACAGGGAATCACGATTTCCCGATTTGGCACAACCACCTTTGAAGTGATTCCCAACGTGGTGTCGTTTCAAGGTCCCGGTGGACAAGCCGCCGTGATCGATGTCACCAACCTTGCGTCCGCATCAAAAGAAAAGCGAGTTGGTTTGCGTGACGAAGGTCAACTTACTCTGACCATGCACTACAACCCTGATGATTTGATTCATCAAGGGCTTCGCAGTGACCGAGCCAATCGCGTCCGTCGTCAGTTCAAACTGACTTTCACTGACACCACTCCTGCCATTTGGACGTTCTACGGCTATGTCACCACCTTCAGCGTGCAAGGCGGTGTTGATGCTGTGGTGCAAGCGTCTGTGACGATTGAGATCGATGGCGAAATTACCGAAGCTTGAAGGAACGAAACGTATGTTGACTCGTGAACAAATTTTGCAATGCGATGACCTGCCCCGCGAAATCGTCAAAGTCCCTGAGTGGGGCGGGGAAGTGCAAGTACGCACCATGACGGGCACAGACCGAGATGCATTTGAAGCTAGCCTCATTGGCAAGGAAGGTCGCCTGGAGAACGTCCGGGCTCGATTGGTTTCCTTGGCTGTGTGTGATGAGTCGGGAGAACGACTGTTCGCTGACGCTGACATCGCCGCCTTAGGATCCAAAAGCGCAAAGGCGCTGGACCGAGTGTTTGCTGTGGCCCAGCGTCTCAACGGCATCGGCTCCGATCAGGTCGATCAAGCAAAAAACGCCTAAAAACCCATCCGACACGACGCTTTGCATTTCGCCTGGCACTTGCACTAGGGCTCACAGTGCGCGAAATGCTGGCTCGGATGGGCTCAGATGAGTTTTCGGAGTGGCTGGCGTATTACCAGCTTGAGCCTTTTGGAGACTACCGGGCGGATTACCGCTCAGGGGTGGTGGCATCCACGTTTGCCAATGCGCATAGGGCCAAGGATGCGAGTCCATTTCGCCCTGAGGACTTCATGCCATTCATGGAAAAACAAGCAACAGCGCAAGACGTCGGTCTCAATGTGGCGAGATTCAAGGCCATGTTTGCTCACAAGGTGAAAAAGAATGGCTGATATTGGCTCCCTGGTTGTCAAACTCGCAGCGGAAACGGCAGAGTTTCGGGAAGACTTGGGCAAAAGCGCCAGACTTCTTGAAAAGCATGCCGATGGAATGCGCTCCTCGCTTGAGCGCGTGGCAGAGGTGGCAAAAACTACCTTTGCCATTGCGATTGGCGTGGAGTCAGTTGGCGCACTCAAGGAGCTAATTGCCCACACGCTTGAAACTGTGGCGGCATTGCAAGACTTTGCGGAGCAAACGGGAGCAAGTGCGGTCGCCTTGTCTGGTTTTGCCCCGGTGGCCACCATTTCAGGTGTGGCCATGGAGCAAATCAGGGTTGGGCTGACCAAGCTCTCCAAAGGCCTCGCTGGGGTCGACGATGAGACCAAGGGCGCAAGCCAAGCCCTAGCGTATTTGGGCATCAAGGCCAAGGACTCCGGTGGGAATCTTCGTGATCCAGCGGAGGTGATGAATGACATTGCCTTAAAGCTCTCCGATTTTGAGGATGGTGCAGGCAAGACTGCCATTGCGCTAGAGCTCTTTGGTAAGTCTGGGGCAACTTTGCTGCCATTCCTCAAGGACTTGGCAGCAAATCAGGATCTCAATATCCGCATGACCCAAGCGGAGATTGAATCCGCAGAACAAGCTTCGAAAGCGCTGGGGCGCATGAAGGCTGAGCACAACTTTGTGGCTCAGACCATCGTGACAGCAGCTTTGCCTGCCATGGAAGAGTTGGTGGGGCAACTCAAGGAAGTTGTTCTTGGGACGCACAACTCCGCCGAGGCCATGGTTCGGTTGCGTGACGACGGGACCTTGAAGGAGTGGGCGCAGGATGCCGCTGTGGGATTGGCCATCGTGATCGATGCGATGCGTGGCTTGATCCAAATGGTCAAGTCGGTCATCGGTAGTTTCGAGGCAGTCTGGGCGGACATGGAGTTGCTCGGGACCTTTGTCGCTGGAGGCAAGGGGCTCAATCCATTCTCTGAGGAGAACCAAGCCACCCTTAAGGCTGCACTCGAAAAGCGCAACGCCATCGTTGCGCAGGCCAATCAAAACTATGTTGATCTGTGGAAGATGCCCCTGCTGTCGGATGCGGTCAAGTCCCGTTTCGATGCAATCAACAAGGGCGAATCGGAAGCGGCGAGCGGTGCAGGAAAACCAAAGCTGAACTACAACTCAGCTACTGGTGCTCTCACCGCAGGCGCGATGGCAAAGATCGAGAGCGAGATCAAAAACCTGCAAGGCCTGACAGATGTCGAAAGCGGCATCCTCAAAGACCGACAGAAGATCATTGACCTGTACGAGAGCCAGGGCTACATCAGCTACAAGGAAGCCAGCGAAGCCAGGCTCAATGCACAGGAAGATTTCACGCAGCGCCTTGGAGATTTGTATGCCCAAGAGGAAACGATTCTCAAGCGTGGGTTGAGCACAGTCGCTAAAACCACTCAGGACAAATTGAAGCTTCAGGACAAGCTGAGTGAAATCACCTTGCGCAGGGAGAAACTCGAAAGAGATGCTCAGCAGTCCAATCTGGAGCGCGACATCAAGCTGCCTGGTGAAACACTCAAAGATCTCCAAGAGCAAGTAGCTAGGAGCCAAAACCAGCTTCGTTCCACTGAAGAACAAATCAAAGTTCTCAAAGACAGTGGAGCCATCAGTGAGGTGGAGTCCCTCAAGCGGCTTTCTGAAGCTCGCAAATCCAGTGCAGATGAATTGGCTACCTTTGCTGCGAAGGCAAGGGAGTTGGTCGAAGCAGCACCCGGCAACGATAAGTTGGCGGATTCATTCAAACGGATTGAGGAAGCTGCAAGGCAAGCCGCCGATGGTGCTCAGTTGCTTGGTCAACGCGCATTCGAACTCGCTGACCCCGGTGCAGGTTTTTCTAAGGCACTGCGAACACTGGGTGAGGAGACCGAGCAAGTCGGCAAGCAAATGGAAGCAGTCACGACCAGAGCGTTCAATGGAATGACGGACGCGCTGACCAACTTTGTCATGACGGGCAAGCTGGACTTCAGAACCCTTGCGACTTCGATCATTTCGGATTTGATCCGGATCCAGATCCAACGTGCAATCACTCTACCGATGGCGAATGCCTTGGGTGGAATGTTCGGTTTTGCCAATGGCGGTGTGATGACCTCTGCTGGTCCCTTGCCTTTGCGTACCTATGCAGGTGGTGGAGTTGCCTCTTCGCCCCAGCTGGCAGTCTTCGGTGAGGGCTCCATGAATGAGGCCTATGTCCCATTACCGGATGGGAGATCCATTCCTGTGACCATGAGTCAAGGTGGCGGGGGCAGTGGCAGCGTATTCAATATTTCTGTGAACGTCGCAGAGGGCGGTACCACTTCAACGCCAGGGCAGGGACAAGAGCTCGGGCGTGCAATCTCGAGCGCCGTGCGTCAGGAATTGCTGAACCAAAAGCGTGCTGGTGGCTTACTCGACCCGCGCCGCATGGGGTAGTGAAAAACAAGAGGAATTGAAATGGCCACCTTCACATGGGTTCCATCCATCGGGGCGTCGCTCACTGTGAAGCCCAACGTGAGACGCGTCTCCTTTGGAGATGGTTACGAACAGCGATTGGCTTATGGCATCAACACGCAGCCAGAAGTCTGGTCGCTCGAGTTTCGGGGCAAGTCAACGACTGATGCCTCTGCGATCGACAACTTCTTGCGTGCCCGAGGGGCGGTTCAAGCGTTTGATTGGACAACCCCCAGCGGCATCACCGGAAAGTTCACCTGTGAGGAGTGGAGCAGGACGATCGAGGAGCCAAACATCGAGAACATCCGAGCTACTTTCAAACAGGTCTTTGATTTGTCATGACAAACCTAGCCATCACAACTGAAATCCAGCGACTCAGCCCCAGTGCTGTCATTGAGCTCTTTGTTCTGGACTTGAGCCTCTTCAATGAGGGCGTGGTACGGTTTCACGCTGGGACAAACGAGCTTCGTAGGCAAGTTGTCTGGCAGGGCAATGCCTATGAGCCGTTTCCAATTCAGGCAGAGGGGTTTGAGTTCAATGGAAACGGGCAAGTCCCGCGTCCCAAGCTCAAAGTGGCTAACGTCACTGGCAGCATCACTGCGCTGATCTTGTCCTACCAAGACCTGGTGGGCGCGAAGATCACTCGTAAGCGCACCCTGGTCAAGTATCTGGACGGTGTGAATTTTGAAAGCGGCAGCAACCAATCTGCTGATCCAAGCGCAGAGTTCGCCGATGACATCTATTACATCGACCGAAAGTCCAGAGAAACACGGGATGTGGTCGAGTTTGAGTTGGCTGCATCGTTTGACTTGGAGGGCGTGTCATTGCCCCGCAGGCAAATCGTGCAAAACGTGTGTCCGTGGTCTTACAGGGGTTCTGAGTGTGGATACACCGCAGCAGCGTATTTCAATGCAAACGATGTGTCAGTCCCGCAGCATTCTCAGGATGCCTGCGGTAAACGCTTGAGTTCTTGCCAGAAACGATTTGGCTCCAATGCTGAGCTTCCATTCGGAGGCTTCCCTGCCGCAGGGTTGATTCGCTAATGCTTGATTCCAACAAACAACTGGCCTTAGAGCACGCAGCCCGTGAGTTCCCTCGGGAGTCATGTGGCTTGTTGGTCGTTCGCAAAGGCAAAGAGACCTATGTGGCTTGCAAGAACATCGGAGTGGGGACTGATCAATTCGTGATTGACCCGCAAGACTTCGTCATGGCAGATAAGCGAGGAGAAATCATCGGGGTGGTTCATTCGCATCCGAATATGCCAGCAACGCCTAGTCAGGCTGACTGCGTTGCCTGCGAAGCCAGTGGCGTTCCTTGGTTCATCGTGTCCTATCCCAATGGTCACTGGGAGCAGCTTGAGCCAAAGGGATATGTCGCACCGCTGGTCGGACGCGAATGGTCACACGGGGTGCTTGACTGCTACTCCATCGTGAGAGATTGGTATGCCCAAGAGCGGGCCAAGAACCTCCCAGACTTTCCACGCTTTGATGAGTGGTGGAGGCGAGGCGAGAACTTGTATGTGGATAACTTTGCCACTGCTGGTTTTACTGTTGTTGAACCAGGCAGCTTGGTTGTCGGCGATGTGCTCCTAATGCAAGTGAACTCTGATGTACCAAACCATGCCGCAATCTATCTGGGTGACGGGCTGATCCTTCACCACTTGCAGGGTCGACTCTCAAGCCGTGATGTTTACGGCGGCTATTGGCAAAAATCACAACCCACACACTGAGACATCAGTCACAACGGTAATGGCAACCATCATTCTTCTCGGCGAACTCGGGCGACAGTTCGGTCGCCGACATCAAATGGTGGTGTCATCAGCGGCTGAGGCTGTGCGGGCATTGAGTGCCAACTTTCCAACCTTTGAACGCGAACTTGTGAGCTCAGGCGAGCGGGGTGTTGGCTACAAGGTATTGGTAGGTCGTGATGAGCTCAATTTGGAGAGGTTGCATGAGCCAAGCGGTCAACAACGCATCACGATTGCACCCGTAATTTCGGGTTCTGGGGGTAATGGCCTCGGGCAGATCATCCTTGGTGCTGCATTGATTGCAGTTGCTTGGTGGAATCCCATGGGTTGGGCTGCGGCTGGAAGCTTTCTTTCGCAGGCAACGCTGTATTCAGTCGGCACTTCCATGATTCTTGGTGGTGTCGTGCAAATGATTGCACCAACACCCAAAGCATCTGACCCTTCAGAGCGTCCAGACAACAAGCCGAGCTATGCATTCAATGGGGCGGTCAATACAACCGCACAAGGACAGCCCGTACCGGTTGGCTACGGGCGACTGATCGTGGGTTCCGCTGTCATCAGTGCAGGAATTGATGTGGACGAGGTGCCGGTGTGAATTCATCTATGAACGAATCGTTGGGTGAGCCTCAACTCATCATCGGAGCAGGTGGTGGAGGTAAGGGGGGCGGAGGAAGTGCGCGTGTAGCGCAAGAGGCTGCTGACAGTCTGCGTTCGAAGGCTTTCGCCCGCGTTGTTGACCTAGTGTGTGAAGGTGAGATCCAAGGCTTAGCCAATGGGTTGAAGTCGGTTTATCTCGATGACACGCCAATTCAGAACTCTGACGGCAGTTACAACTTTGCAGGCGTAACCCTTGAGACCCGAAACGGTACTCAGCAGCAAAGCTACATCCCTGGCTTTTCTTCGGTTGAGAACGAGGTCGCGGTTGGTGTTGAGTGCAAATACAACCAGCCTGTGGTTCGGGCGATCACTGATCCTGATGTGGATGCCGTGCGGGTCAAGATCAGCTTTCCTTCATTGACCTATCAAGATGCTACCAATGGCGACTTGGGCGGAACGACTGTGAGCTTTGCCATTGATGTGCAAAGTAACGGTGGCGGTTACTCTCAGGTGGTCAGCGACACGGTGTCTGGCAAAACAACAACCAAATATCAACGCAGTTACTACATCCCTCTGAATTGCCCTGCGCCATGGGATGTGCGACTGCGTCGCATCACCGAGGATTCAACACAGACCAACATCCAGAACAAGACATTTCTGGAGTCATACACCGAGGTCATTGAGAGCAAGCTTCGCTATCCCAACAGTGCGCTAATGGCGTTGCGAGTTGATGCGTCACAGTTCAGCTCAATCCCTAAGCGTAGCTATGACCTCAAATTACTGCGTGTTCGGATCCCCTCCAACTACTACCCCGAGACACGCTCATATTCAGGTGTTTGGGATGGGACGTTCAAAGTCGCATGGAGCGACAACCCAGCATGGTGTTTTTACGATCTGGTGACAAGCACCCGCTATGGGCTTGGTAACTACATCCCAGAATCCCAAGTGGATAAATGGGCCTTGTATCGCGTGGCCAGGTACTGCGACGAGATGGTCCCTAACGGGCTAGGGAGTTATGAGCCTCGATTTACGTGCAACTTGTACCTGCAAACAAGAGAGCAGGCTTATAAGGTTGTGCAGGACATGGCCTCGATCTTCAGGGGTATGGCGTATTGGTCAGGTGGTGCAATCACCGTAACCCAAGACGCACCACAAGACGCGGTCTATCAATTCACTGCGGCCAACGTAATCGATGGAGACTTCTCCTACCAGGGGTCATCTGCCAAAGCTCGGCATACGGTTGCCTTGGTGAGCTGGATTGAGCCTGAGGACTTTTACCGGCAGAAGGTGGAGTATGTTGAGGATGTAGACGGCATTGCCCGCTATGGCGTCGTGCAAGCAGATGTCGTGGCCATGGGGTGCACCTCGCGTGGGCAAGCCAATCGAGTCGGGAAATGGTTGCTGTATTCGGAGCAGTCTGAATCGGAGATCATCACTTTTCGCACTGGACTTGAAGGCGCAGTAGTTCGCCCCGGAGATGTCATCAAGGTGGCGGATTCCAGTCGAGGCGGCTTACGCCTTGGTGGCCGGATTGCAAGCGCGACTACTGTGAGCGTCACACTAGATCAAGACCCTCCAGCGGGGTCGTGGCGTATCTCAGTCATCACACCATCGGGTGGCGTTGAAGAGAGACAAGTCGGCTCCTACAGCGGTCGCACTCTTGGAGTGACGAGCCCCTTTTCTGCAGCTCCCCAAAGTGGAGCGATCTGGGTGCTGGCATCAAGTCAAGTTGAGGCTCAGCTCTTTCGGGTTGTGCAAGTTGCTGAAAGCGAACCAGGGATCCATGAGGTCACGGCCCTTGCTCACAATCCAAGCAAGTACGCTGCGATTGAACAGGGTTTGGCGTTGCAGCCTCGTGACATCACGGTGCTGTCGACAACTCCTGGCACTCCAACGGGACTCAAAGTATCTGAGAGCCTTTACCGAGTCAAAGATCAGGCTTTGGTTCTGATTCAGGTGGCTTGGGAGCAGGTTTTTGGTGCGCTGGAGTATCAGGTCAGTTATCGGGTGAATGGGGGCAACTCCGTGACCTTGCCGCGAGTATCGAGCAGCTACCTTGAAATACGCAATGCGGAGACTGGAGACTATGTCTTCACTGTCAAAGCGGTCGGGGTTTCCGGAAAGCTCGGTTCAGCGGCCACGCTCGGCCAAACCATTTTGGGGAAATTGCAACCACCGGATGACGTTCAGGACTTTCTGGTCTATCGACGTACGACGGACTTGCTGTTGAGGTGGGCTGCAAACAGTGATGCTGATTTGGCTGGCTATGAAGTCCGTGTTGGCTCTGGTTGGGACTCAGGCGTATTGGTCGGACAAACGGCTGGTACTCAGCTCGTGCATGACCAAAGTGAATCAGGCCAGTACAACTACTTCATTCGTGCGTTTGATACGTCGGGGAAGTACAGCACGCATGTCACGACATTTCAATTGGTCTTGCTGGCCCCCGTGGCTGTCAGACAGTTTGATGTGGTGCAGTCAGCAAACCGGCTTGAGTTTCGTTGGCTACCCAACCCTGAGCCAGAAGTTGTTGCCTATGAGCTAAGGGAGGGGGCCGCTTGGGACACATCGATCTTCATTGCTGAGGTGAAGTCCAGTAGTTTCACGCTTCCCTCAGGCTTTGACGGGGATCGAAAGTTCTGGATTAAGGCGATCGCCTCGCCTGGCATTTACTCCGATGAGGCAACCTTTGTCTCGACGGTGGTCGCGCAGCCCCAGAATGCAAACCTGTTGGTGACGATGGATGCACTGGCAACAAGGTTTCCCGGCATCAAGCACTTTGCTTCTGTGGAGTCGGTCAACAGCCTTGAAGTCTTGCGCATGGACAGTGGGGTGGCTCAGTCCGAATACCTCTTTGAGGTGAACCTGCCAACCAGCTATCGTGCACAGAACACCTTGCTGGCCAGCATCGGTGCAACGCTAGATGACCGAGAGAGCTGGTCCTCGGCTAATTACGCATGGGTCAGCTCTGCGGCCAAACGGCAGTGGACCTATGACGGGGCGCTCAAGAGTATAGAAGCTCGGTTTCAGATGGCCCGTGAGGATGCACTGCAAACGGGTGAACTCTACGGTTGGCGACTCAATGGCGTTCTCAGCGGCTACGGAAATCCTGTGGGCTCTGAATCCATTGGCGTGGGCTACGGCGATGGGCGCTACGGGAGTGGTTTGCTGGTCAAGGACACGACCAAGGTGTCCTGGGTCGTAAGCATTCCGGCTGTCTTTCATGTGAGCTTTTGGTTCATCCCGAATCAGATCACCACATCAGTCATTTGGACAGCCACTGGTTCAGGTGTGAGCCTGCTGGTTGGCTATGACTCTGCAGCGGGAACCTTCTTCTTGGAGGACCAACTCTTTAACCGAGTTGAGGTTACATATCCCGTGAATGTGGCTGACCGAATCTGCATCGGGGTGTGCCAGACGGCAACTGAGCGCAGGCTTTTCATCGGAAAGATGGGAGGTGATGTTCAAAGTGCCAGCAAACCGCTGTTACCAACTACGGGCTATTCCGTTCTCAAGCTGTACTGATAGCTCACACAAATCAATCAACCTAAGCACAGGCGTTGCACCCATTGGGTCAGCGCCTATTTTTTGGAGAAATCCCATGATGGATGAAGGCATGCAAATTAAGGGCTCGCTCACGTTGGTGCTGGCAAAGCTCAACGGCGAGGTAGAAGTTGTCCACAAGGACAACATCATCGTCAACGGTGGCTTTGACTTTGTTGCCGATGCAATTGGCAACTCTGGAAGCCGCCCGGGAGTGATGGGCTGGATTGCGGTGGGAACGGGAACAACAGCCGCAGCCTCTACCCAAACGGCACTGGTCACCGAGATCAAACGCAACGCTTCGGCATATGCCCATACTGCTGGAACCAAGGTCTTCACCTTCACGGCAAGTTATGCGGCAGGGGATGCCACAGGTGCATTGACCGAAGCGGGGGTGTTCAACGCAGCCTCGGGCGGGACCATGTTTGATCGAGTGGTCTTTCCTGTGGTCAACAAGGGGGCGGATGACAGCCTGACCGCAGTCTTCACCTTCACGATGAGCTGATCGGGCGGTTGATATGGCCGAAACCGTTAACGTTGCAAGCACGCCGGGGGCCAACTACACATGGACCAATGGCAAGTTTGCTTGGAGCAGTGCCACAGCCGGTAAGAACTGGACGAGTGCCTATCCGGCGGTTTACACCCTGAACGTGGCCACTGACCTCAGCTTTTCCGAGTTGAGCCAGAAGCTTGGGATCAAGCAAACCTTTGAGACCTTTGGCTTTGCTGAAAAGCAGGGCAAGTCGATGATCTTGAACAAGTTCGAGGTGATGGGTTTCATCGAAACCTATACGGACCTCATTGCCTTCGTTTTAAGGTTTGTCGAGTCCTTGGCGTTGGTTGAAAAGAATGCCTTGTCAAACACAAAACAGGTATTTGAGGCGTTTCAGGTCAACGAAGGGCTGGCAAGGCAGATTGCAATGCGCAAGTTTGAAACGCTTGCATTGGCTGAGACCTATACCGACCTGATCGCATTCATCTTGCGGGTGGGTGAGAGCTTCAGCTTTGTTGAGACACCTTCAAAGGCGTTAACCAAACCTCAGTCTGAAAGTTTCAGGTTCACTGAAGGCTTGTCCAAGTCTCAGATCAAAAGGGTCTCCGAATCATTTGTATTCGCCGAAGTATTTGGTCGGACTGTTGCTTATCGCAAAGCGATCAGCGAAGGGTTTGCGATTAGTGAGGCGCTTCAAAGAGCTCAAACCATAAAGCTTGCTGAGGCATTGAACCTAGCTGAGCAGTACCGCAGACGAGCCAACGGGGTCATCAGCGACATGATCGTTGCCAGCACTGAGATCACAGAACAGGACTTCATGGACATCTTGGAGTCTGGACATCCCCCGGGATACACGAACTTCCGTGACTTCATTCAGGGCGACTACACCTACCAGCGTGCGTTGTTCAGGGCGATTCTGACCTCCAGCAATGCAGATCGTGGCTACATCGATGGCCTGCGTGTCACTGTGGATGTGCCTGACGTCTTTGATCGGGGCACGGCACAAGTGATCGTGGCAGCCAGTGGCGCGGCGGTGGTCTTTGCTCGGCAGTTTCGTGTGGCACCTGAAGTCACGCTGACCTTTAAAGGCGGCACCACGATTGCCATTCCTCGAATCGTTGGTTCAGTCTCTATTTACGGCTTCACCACCATTCTTGAAAACACCTCAGGAACCCGCGTAACGGGAGCCATTTCTTGGGTTGCACAAGGGTACTAAATGCAAAACTACACCGAAATTCCCTCTACTACGACGCTCTCGGACTCGCTGTCTCAGATTTTGAACAACGACAAGACGGCGTTGTCACTCTCCAGTGGAACTGCGTTCCCAACTGTGAATCTCCAGCAGGGCATGCCATGCTTCCGGACCGATGAGCAAAAGCTCTACGTCCTCACATTGGTTAGTCCTGTAACTTGGAAGATGGTCATTGACCTATCTGCCACGGTTGGCAAGGTATCCAACGCTGATCTTTTGGATGGCATCGACTCAACGGGATTTGCACTGAGTGGTCACAATCACGATGCTGCATATGCGGCGCTCGGTCACAACCACAACGCTGCATACCTGGGGATCACGGCGAAAGCCGCTGACGCCGATAAGCTCGATGGGTATGACTCCGCAGTCTTTGTGCGTTCAGTCAATGGCAACGTACCGGATGCCACTGGAAATGCCACCGTACCGATCGATTTGTCGAGCCGATTGGCCAAAGCTGGTGACACTATGACAGGTCATCTGTACATGGGATCTGGCGCAGTGATTTATTCATCGCAGTCTGGTGCGGCGGACAACGCTCGCAATACCGGATATCGCATGAACGATGGTCAGGACATTGGCGAGATGGGTCGCAGCAACCAGTACTACGACGATTTGGCGGGTAACTGCAACGGCATCTTGCCAACGGGAAATTGCGCAGGCAACGCTTACTTCAAACCCTCAAATACCAGCTGGTGGACTTGGGGGCTTGGTTTTAACTATTGTGCGAATTCAGGCCAGTACGACGGTGTTGGAGGGACGACTTACGCCTACAACGCCGTTCCATCAATTGCTTGGAACTACGACGGCTATTACTTGGCACAAGACGAGATTGCGGGCGGCGAGTACCACCGCTGGTATCGGGCCTGCAATTGCAACTGCAACTGTGGCAGCTACACCAACTGCAACTGCGGAAACACAGCCTTCAATTGTCGAACCAATTGCAACTGCAACTGTAATTGCAACTGCAGCACGGACTGCTGAAAGGATTCCCATGACTGACAGCAGCACCATTGATGGGCGGCTTTTCAATATCCCATCGCCTTCCGAATCGTTCGGTGCATTTCCTGTGAGCTACCGTGTAGAGCGTGACTTGCTGGCCCAGACGATCACTGTGACGCCGTGGCGCATTCATCCGGAGACTCAAGAAAAGGAATATGGCTCTCGACCCTTTGTTTTTGATCCGCATTCCATCAAGTCACACATAGACCTTGGAAAGCACTGGGGCATACATACTAACTGGGCGCTTGAAGCAAGGTTTGGCTGGGATGATCTTGGCCATTTGCACTCAGTATTCCCGCAGACAAACCTGCACAAGAATCCGTTCCTTCTGGGGCGACCATTGCATCCGCGTACGGTGCTGTTTTTTGTTCCCTTTGAGGACAGTTCGATTGAGGAAGTAGCTGTACTTGTCTATTCGCCCGAATCCATGCCGCCAGAGGGGTTTGCAGAATTTGTTGAAGTGCGATCACGGGTCTCTCTCTACAACGCGGTGCTTCCCTCACTTGAACTGGATGTCCCTTCCACCTGCGCGGCTGGGGACTCCGTTCCTTGTAGCGTGCGCCTGATACAGCCAGTCTTTGAAACCAGTGGAATGCCTGCGGTTGAAACACGCAGTGGCCTCATTTATCTTGAATGTGAAGCAGGATTCCTTCCGAAGACCAAGGTTGATCTCGTGGATGGCAAGGCTCGTTTCAATTGGATTGCCCTTGGCCTGTTACCTCAGGACCGTGGTCTGATTAAGGTTGGATTCAAATACTTCAGCCACAAGGTCAGTGCCTCGATTGAGGTGAGCTGATGTGGGAAGTACATGCAGACAGTATCCCCAAGCACACTACGGTGGCCTCGTACTTACGGCAGGTGACAGACTTTGAGGCAGCCATATCGGCGTTTTCTGACGCTGCGCTGGAACGGCATGTGGCGATCCGATCCGTCCCTGGTGTGGAGGTTCCCAGTCAACTGGAACACACATTTGCTCTAGCCTTCGATCGCTTCGATACACAAGTCTGGGAGTCGCAGGTTAGTGAGGACAGTCCAGGTTTATTTCGTAATCTTTCACTGTCACATACAGGGCATCCCGTGGCCCCAATGGATCCATATCTCTGTCCAACACCAGAGCGATTCAGTGGCGCAGACCATCTGGCATTCGTGCATCGCTCGCCAGTAGGTCATTTCTTGGAAATCGGATCAGCACTAGACCAGTTCTCGCTAACAGTAGGTTCTGGACGTCTGACGGTTCTGGTGCCGCCAAACCCACGCGATGAACCCCTAGTTCATCCACACCGGGATACCTCAGTCTTTGAGGAAATTCGGCTAGACATTTGCTTGGCGGTATCGCCCGGTGTGGCCTTGTGCATCGATGGTGTTGGAGATTTGAAATTCAACCCCGGTGAATGCCTGTGGATGAACTGCTCTGGTTACGAGCACACGTTGGTCAATCGAGATTCATGGCTGGGCAGCCGTTGCAGTATGCACTTCAGCGTCTGGCCTTGGATCGAATTTGATTACCAAAGCAGAACCTACCGACCAAACCGGTTCTATAGACGAAAACACCCGATTCAGATGATTCTTGATGGAGATCTAACACGATGACAGCGTCTCATTCACCCCGGTTGCTTAGCCTGTGGCCAAGTCACCTATTAATCGATCAACTTGATGAGCTGGAGGATGTGCGCGAGTCGTTGGCGCAGCAAGCCGAGCGTTTTTACGAACGTCACACTCAGAGGGCTGCAAAACTCTCACATCGTGCTGACACGGTATCGATGATGCGCGAGCAGCCGAGTCAAGAACTTCTGCGATTGCTGGTTTGTATCGAAGACAGAGTCGCCGATTATGTACAGCAAGCGTATCCGTCGCTGGCCCCCTCGGATTTGGCTTTGACTTACAACACATTCGTAAATCGACAGCGTGGTCTGGGAAAGTGGGCGATTCCGCACCGGCATGTCGGCAACCAGTTGGTGGCAACTTATTACCCCAGGGTTCATCTAGGTACTTCGGAGGGAAATGATGCAGTCGGGATGCCCGGCGCACTGTGTTTTCACGACCCAAGGCCTGTACAGGCTAACTGGATGCTCCGGCACGAAAACAAGCTCTTTGTACAAACGCCCCTTGAAGGGGCGTTGTTCATTTTCCCTGGCTATCTGGAGCATTCAACGTTTCCGCTGTTCGATGTCGCAAGCGACAAAGTCGCAATCGTTACCAATGTGCGTTTCACTCACTGTGAAGACACTGGCAGGGATCAAACCTGGTCTGTTGAACAAATACGTGAGCACACCCAAGCCCATCCCACGGAGTCAATTTAATGAGTCTCAATCTTCAAACACGACCGGGCTACGAGGTCACGGTCGAACGACACGATGCGGCAAGCCTAGTGATGACTGTATTGGTCACCAATCCTGGGGGGAAAGCGTCGGGTCGTCACACATTCAATCTGGCAACGATGCCAGGGGCAGATCCGTCTCAGGTCTGCCGTGAAGCCTATCCAATTGCATTTGAGGAGCCCACGCCATGAAATTCACGCTAACACTCAATGGTCGAAATGGCTTCGAACGTAAAGCCGTATACGATCCCACCGATTCCAGCTTGGTGTGGAAAGACAGCGGGGAGGCTTTGCCACTTCCGCAATCGTTTCCCAGACAACAGAACATGCAATGGGTACCGTTCTGGCATAGCCATCACCCTAGTAACCCAGCAGGAAAGTCACGGTCAATCCGGCACTTGAAACTGCAATTGGGCCTCAAGTGCAATTACGCTTGCCAGTACTGTTCGCAAGCGCACCAGCCTCATGACATTGATGGCCACCCTGAGGATGTCATGCCGTTCATACAGCAACTCGAGAGTTGGTTTGCTGGTGGCGATGACGGACAAGGCAGTGGCGTCAAAATCGAATTTTGGGGCGGAGAGCCCTTTGTTTACTGGAAATTGCTCAAACCCCTGGGTGAGCAAGTTAAGCGTCGCTACCCCAATGCTCAGTTGTCGATTGTGACCAACGGATCGCTCTTTGATGACGAAAAATTGGCTTGGGTGGAAGCTCTGGACATCGGCATTGGCTTGTCCCATGACGGTCATGCGCAGTCCTACCGTGGTCCGGATCCACTAGAAGATCCTGAAATGCTTGCTCAGATCAAGCGCTGGGTATCCAGGCGCATGTCTGTGGATCGAATGAGTTTCAACACGGTTTTGCACCGACACAACCAATCGCTCAAGGCGGTTCGGCAATTTTTCGCTGAAAAACTAGATCTACCTGTGCAGGCCATTGTGCTGGCCACCGAGGAAGTGATGCTGCCCTATGACCAGGCCGGCATGTCTTTGGCACTTACTGGTTCAGAGTACGACCGCTATCTACATCAGGTGTTCTGGGAGCTCGTTACCGGCCCAGCCATGGCAGTGGGCACGATGCGCGACAAGGTCGATGAATTCCTGCGATCGCAGGCCCATTCCAGACCTTTGGACTCACTAGGTCAAAAATGTGGCATGGACCGTGATGACTCGATTGCAGTGGACATGAAAGGCAACGTCACGACCTGCCAGAACATGAGCGCATCGACCGATCACAAAATCGGTCATGTCAATCAGTTCGATTCTATTGCGCTCGATACTGCCTACCATTTCAGTACACGCAGTCAATGCCCGCGTTGCCCGGTGGTCCAGCTTTGCAAGGGGGCATGCCTGTTCCTGGAAGGTGAATTCTGGGAAGCAGCATGTGACAACTCGTTCTCTCATAACCTGGCTGTCATGGCCGCTGCGCTGTATTACCAAACACAGGGTTTGATCCTCACTCGCATCGAATCTGATGCGATTCGATATGACTCTGTTTCAGAGGTGGATGTGGTCAAACTCGCGTTTGTCGAATCGGGCGGGGATATTGGTACTGTTGTGCCCGTAAAGATAGATCGCAGACCGTTTCCTGTTGCAGTTGTTGCAGCCTGATTTTTTTCAACTTTTCGTTGCTTATAGCCGCCATGGTTTGCCCTGGCGGCTTTTCTTTTGGAGAAATCAATGCCAGAACCTACAAGCTCAGGAGTCGCAGGAGCAGCAGCGGCCTACAAGGCCATTGGAGGCGCGGCAGGGGCCGCTGCAGGCGGAGCAACCCTAGCTGCTGTGGTTGTCATGCTCATGACGCCACCGCGCAATGTCCGTGAGTGGACTGTTGGTCTGATCAGCACAGTTGTATCCAGCATCTGTGGTGGTGCTATCACCATCGAATATTTACAACTTCATCACTGGGCGTTTTCAACCATTGGACTGTATGCGATGGGTGGAGTGATCTTTGCCTGCGGCTTACCGGGATGGGCGGTTGTTCGTTGGCTCTTCAACTTCATTGATGAGCACCGCGACTCCTCTATCGATGAAGTTGCCAAAGATGTGAAGGAGCTAATGTGAAACCACAAGAGTTCATTTCCAAAGTGGCAATGGCTGCTCAATATGCCGCCCAACAAACGGGAGTTCCTGCAAGCATCTCTATTGCGCAGGCAGCTCTTGAGTCGGGCTGGGGTGAGTCTGGTCTAACCAAGGCGGGCAACAACCTCTTTGGCATCAAGGCAGACAGCAGATGGCGGGGTGAAACTCTAACCCTCGACACCAAAGAGTTCCTCAAGGGGCAGTGGGTGGTTGTTCCTGCCAAGTGGCGCAAATACGCCTCATGGCAAGCGAGCATCGATGACCATGCCGCCTTCTTGAAGTGCAACCCAAGGTACTTGCCTTGCTTTCAATGCCTGACCCCAGATGCCTTTGTACGGGCACTAGCCACGGCTGGCTATGCAACTGACCCAATCTACGCCGACAAAGTGATTGGCGTTATGAGTAAACACAACCTGACCACCTTCGATGGAGGAATCAAATGAACTGGCTGAACCGATTTTTACTTGCCAATTGGTCTTGGCTGATGGATGGGATGTTGCTCTTGATGGCTTTGATCATCGGGATCCAGGTAGGGGAGTCGCATGTCCATAAGGAGTGGAATGCCGAGAAAAGTAGGAACGAGCAGCTTGCCGCAAAGCTCGAGCAACACGTTGCAGACGTGAAGCTCATGCAAAACCAAATCAATCAGGAGATATCAAATGACTTTTCTAAAAAATCTAAGCTACTGGCTGAGCGTTTGCCTAATCCTAGGAGTGTCGGGGTGTGCAACAGCCCATCATCCGGTGGGAGGGATCTGTCCGCCGTTTCCGCAACCTCCGGATCAGTTGCTAATGCAACCTCCGACGATTTATCTTCTCCCTCCGGAGATGAGGGGTCGTTGAGCTGTCACAAGCTTGTGGAGGAAGCCTCGCAGACAACGCTAATGTTGGTCGAGATTCAAAATTGGCTTGAACGGCAGCTACAGGCTTCCAAGTGAAATCATTGAATTGCCCCTAACTGCCATGTAGGCGGTTAGGGGCATTTTTGTATTTATGCCCCAGATAAAGCTTCACCTAGTGTCATGCCATTGGTGCTTTCAGTGGCAGACACCATCATCTTTGTGTTCGTGAAAAGTCGATCTTCTTCAAATTTCTCGATGTCCTTCACTCTGTACATCACTTTGCCGCCGATCTTTAGATAAATGGGGCCGGTGCCCTCGCATCTATATCGCTCTATTGTGTGAACAGTTTTATTCCATCTGATAGCCAGATCTGATTGAGTTAAATGTTTAATCGGTTCTTCCATAGTTTCCTCCTGTGGGCGGTATTGACGCTTCATCACACAAAGAAGTCCAGTGGTTTCTCGCAAGGGGACACCCACGAATCGCATCCAGTATTTTTGATTGCGAATAGTGCGAACAATTCGAAAGTCTATGTAAATCAATAGGTTAGTGCGATTTTGGCTCTGCGAACAAATGCGAATAGTTGCGAACAATTCGGTCATGCCGGGGTGTAAATGAGCGCAGAGGGACCCGGTTTCCCTTCAATGCGATCTATTTGCTTAACTTGGATCTGAGGGGGCGAAGAGTTCAGAAGGTTGTCTAGGCACGCGTCGATTTCTAGTTTGTTCAAATGTCCCTTGAAGCACTCTCGCATGATTTCGCTTCTGGTTGCTTGGCCATGGTCCGTTAAATAATGAATCAACAAATTGGAATTCTTGTTCACACGTTCAGTGAGTGCCGCTTCACTTGCCGTTGAGAACACGTATTGAACTGAGTCCGAACAAAATGTGATCCACGCCAATGCTGCATCGAGGTGGCCGATCTCAATCTTTGTGCTCAGGTCACACAGTGCAAAAACCATCGCCAGACGCAGCAACATCGGTGCCCTGCGTTCAAGAATTGCGCTAATTCGCTCACTGCCATAGTCCTGTGCCAGGACATTGCGATACATCTGTCCGTAATGCCATTTGCCTGACGGGCTCAGTTCCATTTGAAGCCAGTTGTTTTCCAAATGCGCATCTGCCTTTGCAAAGTTCAATACTTCTTGAGTTCGTTTTGCAATGTGTTCAATATCTTTGACTGATGTGGGTTGTGGGAAAGCCGTAATCTTTGTCCGCTCAGCCCAAATGATCAAGAATCTATTTGCAAATCCGTTGCTGAGGTCTTTCGATGACATGAGGGCAGTTAACTCATTGGGAGTGATCGCTCCACTTAGGCACACGTGAGGGTTGCTTGCAAATACACGATTGTTCTTTGTCGCTGGCTTGATGCATACGCCGTCCCAGCAGTCGCGTAAAGCCGTTGACAGGGTGTTGCCTTTTCGTTTGGACTGTTGAAGGACATTGGCAAACTCTGACTCAACTACCCAGAGTCTTTTGTCATCCATGCCTGGGACTTCTTGACTACCTTGCAGATAGTCATCATGGATCAATGCGGCGAGGCCCTCCCTTGAGGACAACCCGCCACGATGAATCTGCGGGCACAGCATCGGATTTTGTGCACGGATGAACTCATCAATTTTGATAACGAGTGCAAGTGAGTCACCTTTCCTGCCACGTCCTGATCTACCCACATGCAGGCTAAATATTCTTGAGTGATGCTCGGTGTTTCCGATTTGCAAAAACGTACCCCTTCCAATGGCGCATGAAAGATAGGCGATGAAGTTCAAGGCAATGGCGAAAGGATTTGATTCATTTCCCTTGCTGCCAGCCTTTGCAACTTCACCGACTAATCCATACAGACATGCCGGATCGGGAGTAGGTGCATTGCGGTGTGAATCTGTCGCGTCGCTATCTAGCTGGGTTTCTGAGCTTGAGTTGTTTGTCTTTTCCTGGCGCATCACTTATCCATCGAGACAGTCTCAACGATGGTTACAAACTCAGAAAAAACATCTGGCTGGTTTTGCTGGATATACCGAGCCACCGAGTTGTTCTCAATCAGTTTCACGAGATAACCTTTTGCTAGGACCAAGTTCAAGACATCCTGGCCATATGACTCTTCGACCAATTTGTACTGCTCTTGCAGGTTGGTCATCTCGCGTTCCATCTTGTGCATCTGCTCGGCATTGATTCCACGCACCTTTTTTGGCTTAACTTCACCGATCAGAAGATGTGAAGGGGAGGCCGCAAGTAAAGCCTCGGCATAGGGGATGGTGATGTTGTTTGCTGAGATCATCAATTCCACACACTCAACCTGCCTGGTCGGCTTCATCTTCCGCAGTACATCGCTGAGCTTTGCTGAGAACATTTGATCGCGAAGTAGCTCGGCAGCCTCTGCACAGATACCATCTAGTAGCTTCACTTTCTTCATGATGTGAGCTATGTCCAAGTGCAGGCTCTTGGCCAGCTTCTCTGGAGAGACCCCCCGGTTGATCGCCCGCTTGATCATCATGTGCTCTTGCACAGTTGATAGTCGGTTGATTCGGTTGTTGTAGGTGTAGGTCTCATCGTCAGTTGAGATGAGGCAAAGACTCTCGGTCATCCCGAGTTCTTTCATGGCTAATAGGCGAGTGTGACCATCAAGAAGCACATGAGTGCCATCGCCTGCCGAGGGGCTGATCGTCAGTGGTTCGATTAATCCGACCGAGCGAAGTGACTCGATGATCTGCTTGTATTTCCGAGATGACGTCACATTCTCAGGAAGTTTTCGACTCGGCAACAGTTTGTCGAAGTTCACTGTCATTGGGTCTGGTATGAATCCCAGTGCGATTTGACTCAT